CGATCCTCGGCCCGAAGTGCAGCGCCACGCGCGGCGGCACCTGATCGCGCACGATGACCGAGGCCGCCACGGTGTCCCCGCCTTGCGCGAGGTCCCCGAGCGCCGTGATCTCCGCCTGCGTGACGCTGTTCACCGTCACGAGGGGGTACGCGATTGAGAACCGGGCGGGACCGAACCAGTCCCAGACACTCAATCGGGGGTCCCGCTCACCGTACCGGCGGGCAGCTTCCCGTCCGCCACGAGCTGGTTGAGCACGCGCTTGTGCAAGGAGGTGGTGCTGAGGTTCGCCTTGTTCAGCGTCACCATCAGGTTCGTCGCCGCCGCGCCCGTATACCCTTCGGTGCGGAGTTCTCCGTTCGGCCCCTTCAAACCGACGGCGATGCGGGCGCCGTCCCAGTCAAGCAGCAGGCGGGACACGCGATAGTCGGTGACGCTCGGGGCCGTGATTGCACTGGTGAGGTCGAGTTTTTCCGCCATCGCGCTCCCCCTTACGGCCTCGTCGCGGAATTGGTCCAGGTCGTGGTGCTGCCGTCGAGCGTCGCCGCGAGGTAGCGCATGGAGCCGCCGAGGTTGTAGGCGATGACGAACTTCGTGGCCTGACCGTCGTGGGTCTGCTGGGTGTACATCGCGACCCCGGCCCCGGCGTTCAGATGCGCGGTGGTCGGCGTCCCGCCGGCCCCGGAGACGCCTTCGATGAACAGGTAGGACGACGCCGGCATCGACGGGTGCGAGCTCGTGCCGACGAGAAACGCGCCCGCAACGTTGGAGTTCGACCCGCACGCCATGACGCCGCTGCCGCGGTCCACGAGCATCGCGTTGGGGGTCGCGCCGAGACCCCACTGCACGAACCAGCCGCTCTTGATCTCAACGCCGCGCGACGAGGAGAGTCGCACATACTCGGTGTCGTCGGAGAGATCGACCACACCTACGGCGTTGCCGGCGCCGGTATCGTAGAGCCCCATCCCCGTGCCGACGTGCAGCGAGGGATTCGCCGCCGTCCCCGCCGGGAGGATCATCGCCCCGCTCGAGAGCGTGACGTTGCCGCCGCCCTCGGTCAGGAGCGTGAACTGCGAGCCGCCGCCTGAGAACCATTTGACGTCAGGCATTACGCCTCCGAGATCAGGCCGGCGCGGAGGTGGATGTACCCGAACTGGATGCCGGTGCCGGCCGGGGAGGTCGTCCCGAGCGCCGCCTTCGTCTGCGAGCTCTCGTTGACGAGGCCGAGGTGCAGGCTGCCGGTCCCCTCCTCGTCAATCACCGGGATCTTCATGCCCGTCACGGCATAGATCCACTGCGTGCCCTGGGCGAGGGCGTCCGTCGTGTCGAACTTCCAGTAGTCGATGACGCTCGACTTGTACGGCGTCGCCGCCAGCTGGTCCGGCGAGCCGGAGCGCGACTTCACCATGATCGTGAAGGCGTGGTTCGTTGCCGTCGTCAGCGTCAGGGACGTGAGGTACGTCTTGTTCGGGCCGGTCTGGTGGATGGCGATCGTCTCGTACTCGGAGGCGTACTGGACGAGCGCGTCCGTGAACTGCGTTAGCCGGTTCGACTCGACGTAGAAGAAGTTCTCTTTGACGATCAATGGAGCCTCCTACCCCGAGCCAGTCGGGTCCGGGTGGTCCAGTTCAGCGAGCCGGCCCTGGATGCGGAACATCTCGGCTTCGCAGTTCTTGACGCCCTGCTCGTGCTGGAGTTTCTGGTTCAGCAGACGGCAGAACTCCGTTTCGAGTACCCGTCTGCGGTCGGCCTTCTTCGCCGCCACGAGGTCCAGCACGCCCATGTGCGTCTCAGCCACCCGCCGCCCGCTTCTCGGCCTGCTTCTGCCGAGCGACGGCGAGACGGTCGCGAAGCGCCTGCTTCCGCTCCTCGCTCATCGGCGCCCGCGGCTTCTTCTCCTTCTGCTCCCGGGCCTGCACCTGGGCGAGCGGCGAGTTCACCGTCCCCTGCGCCGGCATCTCGGCCGGCCAGTTCGCCTTCGCCTGCGGGGTCATGGCGAACACACCCGGGATCTGGGCGTCAGCCATGAACGTCGAGGCGCCGGACTGCGGACCGATCTCGGGCCGGAAGCGTTCCAGGTTCGTGTGGTCCGGGTCCTTCGACTCGGGGTCGATGGCCCACATCGCGCGCTTCCACTCGCGGATCGCGCGCTTCGTCTCCGGCCCCTGCTCCTGGCGCAGGAAGGCCCCGACCGCGCCTGAGGGATTCCGCCGCATGACCTCGCGCGGCAGCATCGCCGGCTTGATCTGGCGCTCGAGCACTTCGTCGGCGAGGCGCTTGATCTCGTTCACGCGATCGCTGCGCCGGGGCGCCTGCTCGGCCAGCATCTTGTCGAGGTTCCGGTGCCGCTTCGTCGCCTGCCCGCGGTCACCTTCGATCCACGACGGCGCGTGGATGATCTCGTCCAGGCGCTTCTTCTCCTCGGCGTAGGACTCCACCTGGTGCGGACGCAGCGGGTTCGACGGCTGGCGTTCGGTGTCAAGCAGAGTCTGGAGCTGGTCAACCGCGCTCATGGATTCCTCGATCGGGCAGCGCCGGAGGGCGGCCCGTGCGCAGCGCGGGCACATGCCGCGCCGCGGTAATGAGAACGTTGCGGAAGGCTTCATCGGGGACGTCCCCCGCGAGGCCGGTGAACTGCCAGCCGACCGTCTGGTTGTCGTAGGCCGTCAGCGTGATCTCGAAGACGGGATGCGGTCCCAGCAGCGGCGAGGGGCCACCGTTCATCGCACGAGCCTCCCCACCCACTTCCGGAACCGGGCGACGTACTCCCACGGCCGGGGCCGGTAGTCCGTCGTCGGCACGAAGGGGTCGTCCTCGCGTCGCGGCCGGTAGTAGTAGAGGGCGAGCGACGCGCGGCTCGGCCCGCGGAACGGATCGGGGTGGCCGTGGAAGCTGGTCGCGTGCGTCTCGAACAGGACCGCGCGATTGAACGTCGGCGCGATCGACCGGACGCACTGCCGAACCTTCGCGTCCCACAGTTCCAGATCACCGCCCCACGCGACGTCCCAGTCCTCGGTGAGGTAGATCAGGAGATTCAGGGCCCGCTGCTGGCCCGTCTTCGGATGCCGGGAGAAGTCGGCGTGGACGTCGAGGAACCCGCCGGGCGGCGAGCAGTGCAGCCCACCGCCGAACAGCGCGTCGTCGCCCGCGACGTCACGCTGGCCGGTGACCCGCTCAAGCCAGCGGAGGAACGACGGGGCGTGGAGCGCGTCGATGACGTCCCGCGCGACCGGCCCCACGCGTGTCAGCGTCAACTTGTGCGAATGCCGGTGAATGCGCCGCGTCCAGCGTGGGGACGACGGAGACGGGATCTCGCGGGCGAGGGCGCGGGCCACCGCCGGAGCGAGGAACCCGTCCATGACGACGTGGCCGTACGGGCGGGCGGCGGCGAACGTGCGGCGGAGTGCGGCCCACCGGAGATCGGAACGGAAGGCAGAGAACGGCGCGGCCACCACGGACTCGATGACCGCGCCGTTCGCCGTCATGGTTAGTTGATCGCCGTCAGCGCCGTGCCGGAGCCTTCCTGGTAGCACTCCGTCAGCTGCGCTTCGTTGGCGCCGAAGTTGTCCACGACGAGGCCCGAAGTGATGACGCCCGTCCGCGGGAACAGACACCGGACGATGTGAACGCCATCCGCGACCGAGGCGGTCGTGCCGTCGATGCAGGAACCCATCGTGCCGGAGGTGATCCACACCGAGTTCTCGATCACGCAGCCGTCCGCGGCGGTCGCCACGGCGAAGGGCGTGGCCCACGCACCCGACGTGTTGTGGAACAGGCAGTTCTCGACGTGGACCATTGCCGTCGCGATGTCCACCGCCCGCCCCTGCGCGCCCTCGGCCACGAACGTGCAGTCCTTGATGTAAGCCGTGGCGAGCGTGGTCGTGTTGGAGTGCTTCGCGATGGAGGCCCCGCCCGCGGTCGAGGAGTCGGCCCGGTAGCCGAAGTCGATCCCGTAGGTGCCGACCGAGGGGTCCGGCGTCTGGAGATCGAAGTAGCAGCGGTAGAAGATCGTGCTGTTCGGGCTGGCGTTGCGGAACTGCACGGCCGAGAACCCCGAGGTCGGTGTGATCGTCAGCCACGAGACGAGGATGTTGTTCGCCTCGATGGAGAGCGTCGCCGTGCTCGTCCCCGTGCTCGCGAGGACCGACTTCGGCTTGAACGCGCGCACGGCGAAGTCGGCGTACGGGTTGTGGACACCGACGACCGTGAGCCCGGCCTTCGTGAGCCGCTGCACCGCGGTGACGGTGTGCGTGCCCTCGAGCATCACGGCGACGTCGCCGGCATTCGCGGAGGCCAGCGCGTTGAAGCGGTTCAGGTCCCGGATCGCCCGCTCGGGCGAGAGACCGTCGTTGTCGTTGCTGGCCGAGTACGTGCGCCCCTCGATCGTGTAGCTGTCCGAGGGGGCGATGTAGAACACGCGCCCCGTCTGCACGACCGGCAGGCCGTACAGCGAGCCGTATTTCGTGAGGTAGCTCATGCGAGCCTCGTGCGGCGGGCTGGCACCTCTGCCCGGATGATTCCCGCCGCGAAGGAGAAATCAGCCGGCCGGGCGCAGTGGGGCGAGCACCGCGTTTCCAGGAGGGTCTGGACCCGGCCGGCCGACGGGATCACTTGCCGCGCTTCTGCTTGACGTTCTTCGACTTGGCCCAGGTGAACGGGGGCTTCTTCATCACGACACCTGGTTGCCGAAGATCCAGCGCCAGTCCGACCACCCGAGCGAGATGCGGCAGTACTTCCGCCACTTCGCCACGAGCGTGTCGAAGTCCTCCACCATCGCGAGCGGCTGATCCTCCCGCGTGATCCAGTGGAGGAACTGCTTCATGTAGGTCGTGTCGATCATGAACCAGTCGTTCGCATCGGTCAGGCGGATCCACCCGCCCGGCATCAGCGACGTCATCACGCCGTGCAGCGCGTTGATGTTGTTGTTCGGCGTGTCCAGCTTGCCGGTCGTGCGGATGATCTCCTCCGCCGGCTCCCAGAGGTCGATGGGGTACAGCAGCGCGGTGCAGTCCACCTCGAAGGGGTGCCCGCGGTCGTCCTTGAACTTCCGCGCGAGCACCCGCGCCGCCGACACGCTGACGGCCGAGAGGGACGCCGTGCCGAGGTTGTCGAAGCCGGACGCGGTGGAGACGCCCGGCGCCCGCGTGGTGTGCGAGTTCGAGCAGAGCGGCTGGCCGTCACCGCCCGTCTGCCACGTGTTGTCGTTGTGGAAGGCGTTGACGAACGTCTGGGCCGCCCACTTCTGGCGGGTCCGGGCGTACGCCATGCCGAGGCCGCGCGGCTTGCCGTCGATGATGCTGTAGAGCTCGTCCTGGGCGAGCGTGTGCTCGACCGAGAAGCCCTTCGCGTACTGCACGTGCGTGAGGGTCGTGTCGTACCCCTCGTACACGTCGTCGTACTTCACGGACCCGGTGAAGGTCTCAAAGTCGCCGAACGTGCCGACCTGCGAGAACCGGGTCTGGTCCTTCATCGGCCCGAGGTCGCCGTCCGTGTTGTAGAACGTCGGCACGGCGTCCGGGATCTGCTTGTAGGCGTCGTTGAAGATCCGCTTGATCCGCGGATCGAGGAGGTCGGGGAACTGACCGGGGATCAGAGTCATGGCGTCTCCTTACGTGCCCTGCGTCAGCACGTGGCTGACGAGCGCCGCATAGACGTAGGAATTCCGCCGGGCGTTCGCCTGGCTGGTGGTGTCGAATTCGAGGGCGAGGGGACGGAAGTCCGCGCCCGTGCCGACCGCGACGTCCTGCTCGGCGTTCGCGAGGTCCGCCGAGAGGTTGATGTTGTCGCCGGCCGTGTCGTTCGGGGTCCACGGCACGAGAATGAAGACGTCCCCCGCCGCGATGTCCCGCGGGAACGGCACCGTGACCGTCGCCGACGTGGCGCCGACCGCGGTGATCTTGCGGGTGTGCCCGTAGTTCGCGCCGCCGACGCAGACGATCGTGCCCTCATCCATCGTCGGGGAGTTCGGGGCCGGGTCGCCCGTGGTGATCGTCACGACGGTGCCCGCCGTCTCGGCGACGGAGTTGGTCGTGAGCGTGAGCTGGGCGTTGTCCTCGTCGCCCACCATCAGCATCCGGTAGACGGCGTAGGGGTTGGTGATGACCGTGACGACGCCCTCGGCGTCACCCTGCGTCGTGGAGTACGTGCCCGTATCGACGGTCACGCCGACCTGCTCGGTGGCGGTGGTGCGCAGGCCGACGACGATGCCCGCCCCGTTGGAGGCGCCCACCGTCGCGTAGATGCCGGGGGTGGCGAAGGTCGCCGAGATCTTCATCTTGCGGAGCACCTGCTGCCCGCCGATTTCGTCCCATGCGTAGTTCATCGCGGATCTTTCTGCCGTGGACTCTCAGGCCCCATCGGCTGGCCTAACGGATTCGCGCCCAGCGACCTTTGCCGGGAATCCGGCGCTCGTCGCCGACCGCATCGTGAAAAGCGGAGTGAATGAACGCCGCGGCGTGGAGGCTGTGCTTGCCGCAGTCGTCGCAGAAGGCGTTCATCGTGGTTCGTCGGTAGAGCTCGTAGCCGACCTTCCGCGGGTTGAACTTCGACACGCAGAAGTCGCAGAGGATGACGCACTGCCGGAGGCCGATCTTGTCCGCGATCCATCCCCCGGCGGTGCGCCCGCTTGGACGGCCGTGCCCGCGAATGACGGCGGCGGCGGCGCGGCGCTGCGCGGTGTCGGGTTTGGGAACGTGGAGGGTGACCGTCATCCGTGACGGCGCTTCCAGCGGTCGAGGTTCACGTAGGGCAGTTCTGCCTTCCGCTGCTCGACCGAATAGCCCAGCCGGTCCCAGTGGTCCTTGAGGGGCTGGGGAACGTCCTTGAACGGATCGGCCTTCGGGGGCACGCGACCGCCGCCCCCTCGGGTCTCGACCGTGGTATCGGCGTGTTCCCGGGCGTACTCCCGGGTTTTCGTCGCATCGGCCAGACGATCGAGCGTGCCGAACGCCTGGCGCAGGGCCTGACGCTGCACGCGGGGATCACGAACGTCCCAGCCCATCTCCTCGGCGATCTCCGAGGCGATGCGGGACGCTTTCAGGAACTCCTTGGAGGACGGGTCCGCCAGGGCCGGGATGCGGTCGAGGTACTGATTCACTTCCGTGGTGGCCGAGGCGCGCTTCTGTCGCAGATCGAGGTCGTTGACCGTCTGGAGACGCGCCTGCTCCGCCCGCTGCCACGCCAGCTGATCCGCCATCTGCGCGGGGCTGATGCGTCCCGCATCGACAGCCTGCTGGAGCTGTTCAGCGGTGTAGAACTGCGGCTTGGGGGCCGGCGGCTCCTTCGGGGCTTCCTGCTGGCGGGCGAGTTGGGCGCGAAGCGCGGCAGCTTCCGCCTTGAGCTCGTTCTTCTCGCGCACGACGTCCTCGAAGCGGACCCCTCCGGGCTCGAGCGGATGTTTCCGCTCCTCCGGGGTGGGGACCTCGGGAACCTCGGGCGTTTCGACTTCCGGAGTTTCGATCTCGCCTGCCATGTGGTGTCCTTTTCCTTCTCGCTCCGCCCGTTAGCGTCGGCGTCACGCGCGTTCCGCGCCTTTTCGCGTTGTCAGGCTGCGTCGGCCAGCCACTGCGACCGTGCGAGCGGACAAAGAAAAAGCCCCCGGGGCGCTTAGCGTCCCGGGGGCTCTCCGTGTCGAGGTCGCCCGCTTCTATGTGACTTCGGTGTTACATGGTCAGAATCCTAGCACACTGTCATTTCCGCACATAGGCGCTTGCGTAGACGTGCGGGGTGTCCCCCGCGATCACGCGCCCGTGCTCCTTGAAGTCGTAGGACTCAATCCGGCCTTCGTTGACGTGCAGCACGATGTCCCCGGTGTGCTTGGCGGCCAGCCACGCCCGGATCTTGACGTCGAGCTCCGCGGCGGTAACCTTCACTCCGCCGGCTCCGTGACCAGCGCTCGCCACCAGCACACAAGACACTGACCCGGGCCGAACTCCTCTTCCAGCGAGCATGACTCACCATGCGGATGGTAAAGTTCCCCGAACACGTCGCGGCCCGCCTCGTCGATCGTCACTCCTGGCCCGCCTTGACGACCTCCGGGAGCGTGGTGAGCGCCGCGTCCAGCCCCGCCAGCCAGCCGGCGCAGTTGGCGATGTCCTCCCGGAGGAAGCGCATCTCGTCCGCGGTGACGCCCCGCCCGCGCGTCAGCCGGTGCTCGAGCCCCTTGAGCCGGCCCTGCTCACGTTCGCGGAGTTTGGTCAGCGCGTCCTGGAGGATGGCGAAGCCCGGGTGATTGATCGCCTGCGCGGCGCGCTCGGCCGAAGCCCGCTGCTCGTTCGTGACGGGCGGGCGTGGGGCTGTGGGCTGCTTCTCGTCGAGGTACTTCTGCCAGTCGTCCAGCGTGATCGTCATGCCACCCTCCGGGCCAGCATCACGGCGACCATGAGGGCCACCGTGGCCAGCGTGGCCACGCGCGTTGGGAAGTTCGCCAGACACGCCACGCCGAGCGCCAGCGCGGCGCCCGTCAGCGGGTCGGACAGGCCCAGGGCTGGTCCGTAGCGGTACGCCCACCAGCCGAGGACGAGGACACCGAGCAGTCCGTACTCGTAGAACATCTCGAGGTAGTCGTTGTGCGCCTCGTTGTAGACCTCGCCCGTCATCACGTTCTCCGACCGGACCCACGTCCGGGCGCGCTGCTGGAAGGCACCGTGGCCGGCGCCCACGAGGATCTGCGACCACGAGGCCACGCATTTTCGGGCCGTCACTTCCCAGATGCGGCGCCGGGCGAACACCGAGTCGCCGAGGTGACGGAACTTCCACCCGCGAGGATGGTGGCCGATCTTGACCATCCGGTAGCCCATCGCGCCGAGGATGACCGGCAGGGCGTAGAGCCACGCTTCAGGAATCACCCAGAGGACGCCAGCGGACGCGGCGGCGGTCGCCACGCTGGAGCGCGAGAGGAACACGCCGACCGCGTAGACGAGCGCGAGCGGGACGCCGTAGTCCGTCAGGAACCCGAGCGGGATCAGGAGGGCGAGGTAGATGCCGAGGCCCGTCCGGTGGCCGAACGTCCCGTGGATGTTCGTCCCGTCGAGGAACACCGGCAGCTTGAAGTACTGGCAGACGCCGAGGGCGGTCTGGACGACGCCGAACACGAGGAGCGCGGTGAGCCAGAGGTCGATCGCCCACTGCGGCGCCGTCGTGCCGAGGAGGACGCCCATTGCGACGAACGGCCAGAGGAGTCCGCCTGAGATGCGGGGCCAGCCCTTGATCCACCACCAGACGCAGCCGGCGGCGGCGAGGACGCCGAGGCCCGGATCGACCCAGCCGGCGAACAGCGTGCCCGTCAGCATCCGGTAGAGGTCGCTCGGGACGTCACGGGTGGAGAACGGGCGACCGGGAAAGAGGGCGGCGAGGCCGAACGCGGCGATCGGCAGGAGGACGAGAACGATGAGCCAGGCGAGCGTCATATACTCGTGGGCGTGAAGTGCCGCTTCTGCCAAGACGACGAGGGCCACCCGATCACCGCGGCCTGCTTCAACGCCCAAGCCGAGTCGGTGCTGGCGACGCTCTCCGTCGTCGCGCTGGCACCGATGAACGCGGTTCCGCTGTCGTGGTCCGTGATGGCAGATTCAGGGGAGTCGGGGCGCTGGATCGAGTTCCACGAGGGGCGGATCATCGACGCCCAGCCGCACGATGACGGCGTAATCGTCACGGTCGAGAACGGCAAGCAGTACATCATCCGTCCGACGTAGCCCCCGCCAGTTCATCACTCGACGGGGCTTCCGTCTGCATCCCCGGCGCCTCTCCCGCGGACGGCTGGCTCCCCTGCCCCTGTCCGCTGTTGCCGAGCGACGACGAGAAGTCGGCCGCCGCCTGCGCGAGCTGCTGCGCCTTCATCTGCTCCTGAATCAGGATGCTCACCTGCTGGAGATAGGCACGGAACAGCCCGGCCTGCGGCGCCGTCAGGAATCCGAAGTTGTCCGACTGCATGAACTTCTGAAGGTTCATCAGGTGCTCGGTCGGCTCCTCAAGCGGCGTGCCCACCGGCAGGGCGTTCGTCTCCATGATCGCGAGGATGGCCTCCTCGGCGGTGATCTTCGGCCCCGAGGTCACGCCGAGCGGCTTCTTGATGTACCGCGAGGGATCGAGCGTCGCCGCTTTGATGAGGTCGGTCTGCCAGTTGTAGTACTGCTCGGCGCTGACCGTGCCGACCTGGAAGGACAGCGGGTTGAACACCGCCATGCCGATCGCCTGGAGCGCCTGCTGCACGAGCCCCTTGTTCGTGTTCAGCAGCGTCGGCTGCCAGTCCCACGCGATCGGGATGGCGACGTCGAGCGGGTCCGCGATCTCGCGATACGGGTCCTCGTGCTCCTCCAGTTGCCCCGAGGCGAGGTACTGCTTGCGCTTCTTGAGGAACCGCCCGTTCAGGAGGTGGAACTGCTCCCACACCTGCCGGAGCCCCATGAACAGCCTGCGAAGAATTTGCTCCGGCATCGCCGCGCCCTGCTGGAGGATCGCCATCGTCGTCCCGAGCGTGCGGAGCGCCGACGCCTTGCCCTGCGGCACCTGACCACGCTGGATCGGGCCGATCTGCGTCACGTCGTCCATGAACTGCTTGGCGAGGCCCACCATGTTGAACCCGAACGTCTGGTCCGCGTGCGGCAGCGTCGGGAAGAACACGTCCTGCTGCGGGTTGTCGATCGGGTAGAGATCGCCCGGCCACAGCTTGATCGCTTCGGGCTTCATGCCACTGGACGCCCGGTAGAACCCGAACGGACGGTTGGCGAGGTCGCCGTTGTCCGTCATCTGGTTCAACATGACGTGCAGGAAGTCGTGCAGCCCCTCCATCACCTCGAGGAGCGAGATGCCGTAGATCTGGCCCTCGACGGGGATGTAACACGTATGCGACATGGGCCGGGTCAGCGGGATGCCGGGGGAGAGCTCCGTCAGGTACTTCGCGCGGATCAGGGTTTCGGATTCGCGGAGCACCCAGAAGATCACTTCTTCCTGGAGGCCGTCGTCATCGACGTCCCATCCCCCGAACCACTGGATCAGCGTGAGCCACTGCTTGTCGTAGTCGTGGGGGCCGGACGGCTGGATGCCGGCGGCGTCTTCCTTCTGCTGCTTCGGCCCGTCGTCCGTCTCCCCGCCGTCGGTCGGGACGCGCCCCTCGGCCGCCGCCAGGATCTGCTTCCAGTCGTCGTCGGTGATGAGGTCGTAGATGCCGTCTTTCTCACCGCGCTTGAGTTCATCGACGGTGATGCGGCTCATGCGCGCGACCCACGGGGCGCCCTTCGGATTGTGCGGCGTGACGGGCTGCGGGTTCTCGCAGCGCACCGGCACCACGACGTCCTCGAGGTCGTCCACGATGGCGGTGGGGCCATCGAACGTCGTCGCGTCCCAGACGGCGACGAGCTCCAGGCGTTCCTCGTCCTTCTCCCAGACGGTGAAGTCCACTTCCGTCCGCTGCTGGTCGTCGTTGACGAAGGCGCCCGCCCAGACGGTGCCGTGTTCGTTCTTCGCGACGAGTTCGGTGACCTGGGGGAACAGGTCAGGGATCGCCACGGCCATCGATTCGATCAGCGGCCGGTCGTCCTTGGGCAGGACCCGAACGTCGGTGAGTCGCGAAGAATGCTTGACCCACGGCTGGAAGCTGAAGACCGCGGGGTCCTTGCAGAACTGCGCGATGTACTTCTGGATGAACTGCTCGCCGTTGCCTTCCACGAACAGCTGGTAGTCGATCAGCTGATTGGCGGCCTCGGCCTTGTCGCGGAGATCCTTGCGCACCTTCGGCTCGAACGGCGGGCGAATGCCCATGACGGCGTTGAACAGGCCGGCCTCGACGCGCAGCTCGTTCGCCATCATCGCGGGATAGTGGTGATTGGAGCAGCCGTCCCACGGCGGGGACTCGCGCTGCGTCCAGCCGCGGAACTTGGCGTAGCGTTCCATGCGCTTGTCGAGCCACGTCTGGCGCTCGCCCATCGCGTCGTCCACTCGCTCGATGACGCCCTGCACGACGTCGGTGGCGTCGACCGACATGCGACGCTTGCGAAGCCTCGGGCCGGGCTCGGGCTTCTCGTCGGGAGCAGCGAGGTTCAGCGGGTTCGCGTAGTCGTCGGCCATCAGTAGAACAGCCTGAAGTGACGGATCTCGCTGTAGTCAGCGTCGTGCGCGACGAGATGCGCTGCGCGGCGCAGCCACGACACGAGCGCGGCGCGCTCCTTCGCGTTCATCTTGCCGTGCAGACTGATACGGCACCGCAGGCGTTCACCTTTACGCGGACGTGCTTGCTTCATCCCAACACCAGTCCTTCCAGCGCGCGCGGACGGCGCGGCAAGTCTTGCGGCACGAGGAGCAGCGGGACCCGCTCCCGGATGGCGGCGATCTCTTGATCGAGGAGCCGGTTGTAGCGTTCCTCCGTCACGAGACACGCCGCGGCGAACTGCTTGTACTGCTCGTGGCAGCCGGCGCAGTAGCGGGCTTCGTGGCCGTCGGCGTTCACGAACGTCAGCGCGTCGGGAGCGACGGGTTCGCGGCAACCATCACAGGCGATCATCGGCAGATCTTCGACACTTCGTCCGCGTGCGTCTTACACGTCAGGACGGCTTGGCCTTGCGCGAGATTCACGAACCAGCAGCCGCAGGTTCGGATCTCGCAGATCGGTATCGTTCTGAGCGAGTCGGCCATCGTCATGTTGCCGGCGAACAAGTCGCGACCGTCGATCATCGGAACACCCTCGTCATGGCTTCTCCGCAGCAGGACGGCGTGTGCCCCGTGAACGGCGGGCTGCCATCGCACGGCTCGAACCCGTTGAAGTAATGGCCGGGCTGGTGCCGGAACTCGTGGAGGATGACGCGGTAGGCGCGCCCCCCACACTTCCGGCACGTCAGCCACGCATCGTGTTCGTGCCGCCCGGAACAGTGCTGGGCGCACGTAGGACCTTCCGGCGGCAGCGGAAGCGTGCGCGGCGCCGTCCCGGGCAGCACGAGGCGTTGCTTCTGCGCGAAGATCTGGTCCCAGCGTTCGTCGCTCATCCGCGTCTCCGATGCTGGAACACCATCCCGCGCGTGTAGCCGGTGAACGACGGCCGGTCGAGCGCGAAGTAGCGGACGAGATCCGGGAAGTCCTTGTGACGGTCCCTAACCTTCTCCTTCGGCTCCTTGTCGCCGCCGCGCGTCCACTCGTCCCACGTCCAGTGGGTCATCCCGTAGATGAACTTCGGGCACGTGTTGAACACCGCGAACCGTGGACGGCGGGTCCGGGGATCGGGACGCAGGAGTTCGTTGACCTGCGAGATGCCGGCGTTGATCTCGTCGTTCGCGAGATCGCAGCGGATGCCTTCTTGGTCGTACTCCTTGCGGATCGTCCACCCGCGCTGCATCCGGTCGTTCGTCTCGGTGGCGATGTTCGGGTCCATCAACCGCTTCACCGGACGCATCCGATGGCGCTCCTCGAAGGAGCGGATTTCGCGCGCGACGTCCTTCGCGGTGCCCGTCGCCTCGAGCTCCCCGACCATGAACACGTCGTCTGACGGCGCCACCGCGAACCAGCCGATCGCGTCTGCCTTTCGAGGATGCGGGTCGATCACCATGACGACGGGCCAGCCGGCGGGAATCGGGAACGGCTCGATCACGTGCGAGAACTGCGAGAGATCGTCGCCCTTGCACGTCGGGCACGACCCGTCGATGCCGAGCACGCGCTTCTGGCAGCGGTAGCACCACGTCGCGTAGGTGCGCTCGAACATCGAGTACACGACGCCCGAGAGATGGATGAACCGGCCGTAGAGTCGAACGGCCCGCTGCTCGTCGGTCAGTCGTTCCGCGATCGCCTGCACGTCCTCCGGAGAGAGGATCGTGTTGCGCTCGGTGAACAACTGGATGGTGTCGATCTCCGGGTGCTGGTTCGGCCCCGGGAGTCCTGGTTCATAGATCTCGTCGAAGAACCACGCGGCATCGACCTGGGCGGACCCGGCTTCGTCCGGGGGCGTGAACGCCGTGTAGAGCTGGCCGCGGACGTCGAGCGTGCGTAGCCGGTTTTCCCGGTAGATGTCCGAGGGTGGCAATTCGTCGTGGCCGACCCAGTGCAGCGAGGACCCCGCGAACGCCGAGAGGTCCTGGTCGTAGGACATCAGCTGAATCGTGGACGTGCCGCTGACGGAGTTGATGGAGCCGTCCGCCCCCCGCCAGTACGAGTCCACGCTGACGTGGAGGGTCCGATAGCGTTCGGAGTACGCCTTTTCCCACGACCCGCCGGCCAGACAGTGCCGGGGAATCCATCCCCAGTGACCGCGGCCGTCGTTCGGGTCGCCGACGCCGTTCCACTGATCCCAGCGCAGCTTCGGCTTGATGACGGGCTCGATCGTGTCCGTCAGCGAGTTGCACACGAGGCGGGCGCGGATCGGGGCGCGGATCTTCTCGCGCGGATACGTCCCCATCAGAGACACCGGGATGTGGCCCGTCGCCTGAATCGCCAGTTCCGCCAGCATCGTGTCCGTCTTGCTCGAGCGGTTGCCGCCGACGATGGCGACCTCGCGCTTCATGCTCGTGTGCGCCTTGAGCGCGTCGGGATTGCGGACCTGGTAGTAGGCGAGCTGCGTGCCCTTGCGGTCCTCCTGCAAGGCCTGGGTGGTCTGCATCAGGACCGTGCGGAACCACGCCGGATTCTCCCGCGCCCTCGCGATCAGCTCGTCCTGCGAGAGCTCGGAGAGATCCTTGAGGTCGATCACGCGGGCTGGTGCTTCAACTGTCCGAGGCGGCGACAGACCGCCATCCCGACCCGCATCAGCCCCTTGCCGACCACCGAGTCCCCGTGGGCCATCTCGCGCGTCCACGGCTCCGCCACGACCCACACGAGGCGGGTGACGACCGAGGACCGGCGCATCGCGCGCACGACGGTCGGCGCCCAGCGGTAGTAGCCGGCGAGGACGACGGGATCGACCGTGCGGCCGAACGCCTCGTCCGCCTTCCACGTCGCCTCATCGAGGTAGCCCTGGCGGTAGAGCTCCGTGCAGATGACGGTGGCCCCGCCGGCACCTCCCCCTCCGCCGCCCGCGGCCCCCCCGTCGCTCTCGTCGCCGCTGCCGCTCGGGCCCGCCGTCCCGGTCCCCGAAGACGTCCCACCGCCATCCGTTTCGTCGCCGCTCGGTGCCGGCCCGGTGCCGGTCGGCCCCATCCCCGTGTCTTCGCTGAAGGTGACCGGCGCGGTGGTCGTCGTGTCCGGCATCCCGCCGCGGACCCCTGACGAGAACAAGCCCGGCTGACCCTGAAGGCCCGTCACGGCGGTGGTCGGCGCCGCGGTGAACGACGGGTTCGACAGATCCCCGAAGGTCGGCGACGGGATGCCGGACTCACTCAGCGGCCCCGTCCCGAGCGCCCCGACCGCGATCCCGCTGCTGTTCGGCGTCGAGGTGGTCGTCGGAGACGTCGTGCCGCTCAGGAACCCCTCCAGCCCGTTCACGACGCCTTGCAGCCCGCTCACCGTCGCCTGGGACGCCGGGGGGGCCGGCCCGAACGCCCCGAGGCCGAAGTTCGCCAGGCTCGCGGCCAGCCCCAGTCCCGGCACCGCGGCGTTCGCGATCGTCCCGACGAGGCCGTTCGCCACCGTCGAGGGAATGCCGAACTGCGCGCCGAGCTGGGCCGCCGGGGTCGCGGACGCGATCGTCCCCAGATCCCCGAGCAGACCGCCGGAGTTCCCGTGCCCGCCGGAGACCCCGGAGCCCGCGCCCGGCGCCGATGGAGCGCCCGCTTCTCCGGTTGGCCCGCCGGGGGTCCCTGGCGAATTGATCTGCCCGGTTACGGATTCGGCGTTGCCGATCGCCCCCTCAAAGAACCCGATGCCGGGGTTGTACGGGGCCGGGGACGCCGCCGGCATGAACGTGGACGGCTGCCCCGGAAACGCCGTGTCCGACCCCTGGACGCCCGGCAGCGTCACCGGCTGGCCTGACGGACGCCCGGGATAGGCAATGTCCAGCCCGGCCAGACTCAGCGGAGCCGTCAGCATCAGCGCGCCTCCTTCGGCATCTCCGCCTCGATGATCCGGGCCACCTGCCCGAGCCGTGATACCAGCTCCGGCATCGACACCCGGACCTCGTGGAGGTTCGCCACCAACTGCGTCGGCTGCCCGCTCAGGAGCTGCACCTTCTCCGTCGAGATCCCCATCGTGATCGCCAGCGCCTGCCGGTCCTTCGGGCTCAGATCCGCCTTCCGCATCCCGTCATAGGCCCCGAAGAACGTGTCATGCCACGCCGCCAGCATCTCCGGCACGTGCGACTTCTTCAGCGCGTCGATCTCCGGTCCCAGATGCGAGAGGATGTCCCGCACCGTCCGGCGCGGAACCCCCGTCTCGGAGGCAATGGACGGCGTACAGGCCTCTCCCCGAAGCGCCAGGTTCCGCGCCGCCGCTTCCGCTACGGCCCGGACCTGTTCCGGCTGAACCCGGGTAGCCACGGCCGAATCGTATCACGCTATTCCCGACCGGAAATAGTGCCTTTTACACTCACGGGTGCGCGCACCCCACTTTCCCGCACCGCCCCGGCCCCCCGCAGTTCTTCCCGATCCGCCCCTCGTAGACCGGCTCTTTGACCGGCCACACCCCCTTCCGCGCCTCCGCCAGCTCCCCCTTCAACCGCCCCACGTCCAGCCGCAGCATCTCGATCTCAGGCACCAGCAGCCGAAGGCGCGCCACCTCCGCCAGCAGCACCGCGCAATGCGGGCACTCGCCCTTCTGAATCGCCTTCCGTCGCCGGACGCTGTTCGACTCGGGAACCCGGTCCACCGATACGTTGAACCCGGCATACGCGGGATCGACGCTCAACGTCGCGTTCTCCCCCCGGGAACGTTCCCCCTCTTGTTCTCCCCCCGGCGTTCTCCCCTTCCGGCACCGGGAACACCACCGCTGCTTGCCGGCCTCGCGTTCTCCGCACTTCGTACAGGTCGCCATTTGTTCCTCCCGCGTGGGGCTAAACGTCCCTTGACCTCGTTTGTCTCAGCGCTCTGTCGGTAGGGAACCCGTCACCGTGCCCCACATGACGGCCGGGCTGCCCCCAGGCCCCCCTCCCACCCAGCTCCACCCCAAATCGGGTGCCCTCGTACCCACAACGGGTGGTGTTCGGGCCCATCTGCCCCCGAGAGGCGTGCTGCAAGTACGCGAGAAGGCTCGCTTGACAGACTAGTGCGGTTCTCTGTCATCATCTTGTCGCAAATCCCGACCGGAAATGGTGCGATTTGCGCGTGGCGCGTTGGATCAGCGACGGGTAGCGTCCTGCGCCCTAGAATCGGAGCCTGAAGCGTCGCCAGCGATACAGCGACATGAGCCGTCGCCAGAACCCTGCATGGAGGAGCGGGGAGCGGAGGCAGGTTTCGCAGTGCCAGCCGTTGCCGCAGCCCGGGGAGATGTAGCAGTCGCAGGCGCTCATCTGGCGCCCTGACGGGCGGGGTGGTTCATCGTCCGCGCTCCAGTAGGTCCAAGAGGCGGGCTGAGGCGTTCGAGGGGCCGAGGTAGCGGGCGCGGTAGATGCCTAAGGCGTCGGGATCTATGGCGAATGGCTCGGGGTTGGTGACGAGCGGGCGGATGACGCCGGGCCAGTAGCCAAAGGTATACGGCATCCCGGAGTAGCACTCGTGCGTCGTCCTGTGGCCGTCCAGATGCGGCTGGGGCAGGGTCACGGAATACTGAGGCACGCCAGCGTGCGCGAGCTCCATCGCGGCGCCTGACTGGAAGTGGACGGCGACGGTCGCTGACCGGATGAGCCGGAGAGACATCGGTGGGTAGAGTTCCGTGTCCTCGTACACGGCATCAGCGAGCTGTCTCACATACGCAGGGTCCGCGTGCTTACGCCTCGTCTTGATGACGAGGCGTAACTTCTCCGTGTCACACCAGCGCCGCAATCTCGTCAGGAGCCGGCGATAGCCCGCGTAGCGGTACACGAAGCGTCGCCAGCCGCCGACTCGGAGCTTGCACGAGAACAGCAGGAGCATGGGTGAGGACTCACTGGGCAGCGGGCGGGCGGCGGCCCAGGCGTCGAGCTGCGTTGAGCCGAGCGTCGGGGCCCACCAGTCAGACCGATGGCGGTCGGCCAGTCGGTATTGATAATCCGACACGTAGCATTGCAGCATCCCGGGGATGACGGGCGCATTCGCCTGCTCCCAGCTGTAATCCAAGCTCACGAGGCGGGCTGAGGACCAGGCGCTCACATCGTGGGTGTGCAACGTGGGGCCGATGAAGGCATCGGCCGGGGACGGGTCGGTGATAACCGTCGTCGACCACCAGCGGTGCGAGACGTCAGCGTAACGGGCCTGCTCCCCCGGCTTGCGGTCGCGGGTCCAGTACAACAGGACCGTGTGCTTGCGGCGTAACGCTTCCTCGATGACGGGGCCGATGACCTTGAAGTAGCCGATCCGTGCCGCCGGGAAGGCGAGGATCACTAGCGGCGCGCACGGAGGGTGCGCTTGAACGCCCTCTCTGCCACCCACACCGCCAGACACATGCCGATCAGCGAGCCGACCACGAGCCCGAGCAGCGTCATCAGTAGTGTCATCGACTCGTCAGCGCCATGATCAGCACACCGGCCAGCCCACAAATCGCGGCGGTTATAAAGAACGCCGTCGAGAGCCTCATTCCACCTGCCTCCTCAAATGCCACCCCTATGCCGTCTCGCCGCCACTCGGTCACGACTCCCGCTTCTTGTACTTCATCCCCCGATGCGCCCGACCACCGCGGCGCCCGCCTCGGCGCAGCTTCGCCTTGATGTACTCTTGCGCCTCGGCCTTGCTCATGCCGGTGCGCTTGCACAGATTCCAGATCTGCCAGCCCTCGAAACTCGGGAAGTCGAAGGCGGCCATCAGCCGTAGCTCACGATGAGTTCGGGTGAGGTCGAGGACAGGTGCGCGTCTAGGGACGCGATCGTGGCGTCCCGTTGCTCGGTCGTCGCCCCGTTCAGACCCATTCCGTCAGCCTCCACGAAGTCAATCCAACGGCAGCGGCGGGGAGCCCCAGTGTTCCAGCCGGCGCGGCGCAGCAGGGTCCTCATCGGTCCAGCACGGTCCGCATGGCGGTGATCCACGAGTCGAGACGCTGGCGCTGCGCGCGGGAGCCGGCCTTGAACGCGGACGCGCCGATCGTCCCGCCGCCGAGATGGACGTAGAACGGAATCGCCCGGTCATCGCACGCAACGTCGCAGGTATGCCCTCTGAAGGCGGCCTGATACAGCATGGTCGCCCGCCAGCCTGGTTCAACACTCTCGGCAACGTCGTACTCCGGCATCTTCGGCGCGAGATTCATCGTGGCAAACGTAGCCACATCGAACAGCGTCCCGGCGGAATGACCGCGCTGGCTCCGCCGGCTCACGATCGCCGCCGCGGGCAATGGCTGCCGCAGGAGATAGGACAGCCAGCCGGCGCGGACGGGCAGCGCGTCGTCGTGCATGATGAAAACGTGCGAATATCCCGCAGCCCCGGCCCGATCGAGCGCGCCGCGCAGCATGCGGAGCGCGAGCGCGTTAGCCTCGCCGCCGCGTTCGTCCCACGGCCCGTGATCCAGCAGGAACACGTCGTGGGGGACGTCCTGCGTGAACCGCGCTATCGCATCGCGGGCGAGGTTCGCCAGCGCGCGCTCGCCTGAAGACGGGATCAGGATGGCGACACGCCTCGCCGCGGCCTTGATTTGCAGCGCCTCCAGCATGGCCGTAAGCGTGTCGTTCATCGCCACGTCGCACGCGCGGCCGGCAGCCGCAGCGGCCCTGGCGGCCGTCCCGAAGGATGCAGAGGTCGCGGCCGTGGCCGCGGCCGACGTGACGGCGGCGTTAATGGCCATGAAGACGGCGAGGGCGGGGTCAGGCGAGGTGACCACGTTCGCCGCCGCGATGGCCGCGTGAGCGGTTGCCGACCAGTAGCGTTCATAAAACGTCCTCCGTGCGGCCCACGCTCCGTGGGCCGCCGCGTCGAGATCCACCCGACTAGCCTCGCCATGCCGGTACGCCTCCGCGGCCCGCAACACCTCATACGCGCGTCGGTCCACCGTGAGGCCGCGCGCCGCAGCCCGGTCCAGCGCCTGCGTCCCCACCACCAGCGCGAACGCGCGCAGCGTATCCGTGCAGTCGGCGGCCCAGAGCACCCGGCGCTCGCTCGCGCACACCTTGTCCTCGTCGCGCTCGATCGCCCCTGACAGTTCCACGCGGGACACGACGCACGGCATTCCGGGCGGCGCATAGCGCAGCGCATCCAGGGCGCGCTCGCTGGCGTGTAGACCGCGCGCGCCCAAGGCTAGGGGCGGCAGCACGGTGTACGTAGCGACGTCGAGCGGCTGGCCATCGCGGAGTTTCCAGTTCGCGGCGAAATGCCAGCCGATCATCCGACGAGCTCCGTGTAGACCGCCATCGTCCCGCGCACGCACCGCTCCCACCGGAAGTGGCGGTCGATCCGCTCGCGGGCCGCCTCGCCGAACAGGCGCCGCACCGGAGCGTGGTCGATCAGGAGTCGCAGCGCACGCACATAGTCGTCCTTCGTCCGGCAGACGAATCCCGCGTCGCCGACGAGCTCCGGTAGTGACCCCGCGTCCGAGGTCACAACCGGCAGCCCGGAGGACATGGCTTCCCCGACCGCTAGGCCGAAACCCTCCATCGACGACGGGAACACGAAGATGTCCGCGCGCTGATACCACGCCGGCTTGTCCGCCTCCGGGATGTACCCGCTGCACGAGAAACCTTGCGCCTCGAGCATGGCGCGGTCCGGGCCGTCGCCCGCGATCACGAGCGACGCGCTCGGGCGCTCGACCGCGCGCCACACGTCGAGAAGCAGGCCTAGGTTCTTTCTCGGCTTCAACCCGCCGAGGAACAGGACGCGGACTTTTCCGTCATGCGGGACCTGCCGCGGCGTGAAGCGGCGATCGATCCCGTAAGGAACGACCCGCACGTGATCCGTCCTGAACCCTTCCGCCGCCATCTGGCGCCGAGCGAACTCGCTGCCGACGATCACCCGGTCCACCAAGCGGACGACTTGCCGCTCGACCGGCCACGGCCCCGCGTCAAGGTGGTGGTGATGGGCCACGATGGGAACGGACCACCCATAGCGGCGCTTCGCGATCAAGCACGCCGGCCCCATGAACTTGAGGCTGTGGACGCGGAGCACATCGAACGGGTGGAGATGCCGGAGGGCCCGGGGAACGACGAACGGGGCGATCGTCCAGTGCAGTCCTCGCGCAACCGGAAATCGCGTCACAGCCCGCCCGAGGCTCGCAGGATGCGGCTTCCCGTGGGCCAGCAGGATCTTCTGCTGGGCTGGCAGGCGCGTCAGCAGATCGACCTCGTAGCGTTCGCCCCCGGAGTTCGTTTCCGGGTCGAGACCACAGTGGGGGGAACAGACGACTATCAGGGGGGTCCCTCCGGCCGTCCGCCGCGCCCGTCGTCGTCTTCGTCCGTCCACGGCCTGATGTGCGGCTTACGCGCCCCGAGCAGTTGGGGCAGATGCTTCCCGCACGCCGGATTCACGAGCTCGTCGCCGCAGACAGAGCAGCGCGCTTCGCCCGTCTCGGGCGCCTTCGGGCCTGCGGCGTGCAGCGCGGCCGCGAACGGTCGCAGCGCGTCGCGGACTTCGTTGCAGTGGAAGTTGTGGCGCTCGTCCCCGGGACAGGCGTAGTCGCCGCAATGCGCGTAGCACGAGTCCGGGTCGTCAGGATCACCGAGCAGGTCGATTAGCTTCCGCCGCGCCGTCTCCATGCTCAGTCCCCTTCGCGCCGACGTGTCCAGCGGTAGGCGTTGTTCATCGCGTCCTCGTCGATCATTCCGGCATACAGGTGGTTCGCGCGCGACGGTTCGACGTACGTCCTCACCCACTTCCCGCCTTGCAGCGGGTGTTGCAGGTGCTCCACGTACCGCCGCGCGATCGGCTCGGTCAGCGCGACGGCGCTCAACACGGTCGCGCCAGATTTAGCGAGGCTCCACACGAGCCAGATGGGGATCTCCCGCTCCAGTACGGCGCCCTCGCTGGCGCCCGAGGCGGGCGTTGCGCCTCCGGCGCGAAGGCGGGCGCGCTCGTCGAAGGCATTCGCGGCGGCGACGATGAACTCGGCGGTTGCGCGGCCCGCTACGAGCGCGACGGGGCCACTCTCACCCAGCGGCGGATAGATGCCGTACTCGTCGTCCAGTTCGCCCTCGTACGGCGCGTCGGGGAAGTGGTGCTCGACGTACCTCCACCGCTTCGGGTGCCCGATCGTCTCGCCCTTGCCGTGAGGCCCGGACACCTCCCACGGTCGCGCCGGCACCTCGCCCGCCTCGGACGCCATCGGTGGCGGTGGGGCGACGAGGGCGGCGGCCGTCAGGCGTCGCGCTTCGACTTCCCGCCGGGCCTTTTCTTGGATCGCCTCGTGGATGGTGTAGCCCTCGCGCTGGATATCGTCGTAGGTCACATCCGCGCGCTGCCACGCCAGCAGGGCGGCTCTCAGTCGCTCCTCGGGGGTCATCGTCGGGCGCCCTCGACGGGCGGGGTGTCGTGCCTCAGCACGCACCGCTGGCCGACCTCGGCGTGCGCTCGCGCGGCTCGGAAATCGAACACGTTGAGGGACGCCAGCACGAGGTCAAAGTCCTTCGCCGCCTGCCGCAGCGCGCTTCGCAGCGTCTCGGCGCACGCCCCGCACAGGCTTCCGCTCCCTAGATCACACCAGCTACACATGGGGAGTCTCCTTGGCGCCCTCGACGGGCGTACCCGCAGCCTTCGGGAGCAGTTCGGCCAGCGCGTAGCGGAGCAGGCACACCGCGTCCACCTCGTTGTCGTCGTACTCGCGCTTCCCGAGCCATCCTCGAGCTATGGCAGACTCGGTCATAGCGAACTTGTCGCCGCGGCCTGAGCCCGTCGCGAACTTCTTGAGCGTGGCCGAATGCACAGCGGCGTGCTCGATCTCCCACTCAGCGCAAAACTCCTGCACGCGGGTCGCGAACCCCGCCGCCACCTCGGTCGCGGCACCGCCGCGATGGTGCGTCTGCTCGTACACGACGAGATTGAACGAACGGCCCAACGACAGACGGTTCACCTCGTCCAGCCAGCGGTTGAAGCGCAGGTAGCGCATCCCCGGCGACTCGCCACGCTTCACGTCGAACACCTGCACACCCGACGTCATCACCGACCCGACGCGAGTTGCCCAGCCCGTCTTCGTCCCGAGATCCAACGCCAGTACGTTCACCGCGCGCTCCTTTCGTTCCCTTCGGACACCGCGTCGAGGGCCGCCAGCGCGGCGACCAATTCGTCGGCGCCGACCGCTCGCGTCTCTCCGTCCGCGACCTTGCGCGCCAGCCCCGCGTACGTCGCATAGACCTGCGCCGCTTCCGCGACCGCCAAGAGCGCCTTGTACGTGTTCCGGGCGGTGGCGATGAACTCGGCGTTGGCTTTAGCCTCGGCCATTGGGATCGGCGGGGTGCCGGGTGTGCAGACCGCGCTACCAGCCGTGCGCCCGTACGTCTTGGCGATCATCGCCAAGCCCTTCACCGATATGGCGACGTGATGCTGCCCGCTACCGCTCAGGTTTCCTGCGCGCCACTCGCCCGCCGTCGCGGCCGCTTCCAGGGCTTTCAGCCGGTCAAGGGCACTCACGCGGGCGTCCCTTCGGGACGAGGGTCGCGGCGAACCAGCAGGTAGCCGCCGTAGTAGCCGTTGCTGTCGTTGCGATAGTCGATCGTCGCCGTCCCGTGCTCGGTCGTGATCGCCAGCCCGTAGTACGCGCGCGTCGTGTGTTCGTCGGGATCACCGAGCTCCGGCATCTCCGCTTCCTGAACGTTCGTCACCGTGCCGCACAGCGCCGTCTCGTTGAGCACCTGCTCAACCCATGTGTTCGAGCATCAGTCCCCTTCGGGGATCAACTGCACCGCGCCCTCATCGGTCAGCAGCGTGATGCCGTCCGCGTCGATCGTGACTTCACGAATCGTCATGCCCACGAGCGTGTTGAGATCGCTACGCATAGTTCGCGTCTCCCTCGGGTGAGTTGTTCACTTCGCGCCGCCGGTCCCCGCCGAGGCGGCCACGCCCGTCCTGCACCCCGTACAGCCGGAGGAGCCGCACGAAGTACGTGCGCTGCATCCCGAGCGATGCGGCCGCGCGCGTGCGATGCCCGTCGTGCGCGGCCAGCGCCTCCGCCAGCAGATCGCGCTTGAAGGCGAGCACCCGGCGCTCGTAGGCGTTGATACCAGGCGTCATCAGCGTGATCCGGGGCGTCTGGCGGCGACGAGCTCCGCCGGCCGGCACAGACGCCGCGTGTGGACTCGCCGGGCTGGCGTGGAGGCCACTTTTCTTCCGGCCCAATACCCTACTGGCGGGGTCGGGCCGATCGCCCGCCACAGCGCCTTGTAGCTCGTCACACGCGGGGACGGTGGATAACTGGCGTCTCACGGGCGTCGCTCCGCGACGGGCTCGCCCGCGAACAGGACTTCTTGGCGAAGTCTTTTGACCGCGATCTCGCAGTACCTCGGCTCGATCTCGATCCCGATGGCGCGCCGGCCGAGGTTCTTGGCGGCGTGCAGGGTCGTGCCCGACCCCGAGAAGGGCTCTAGGATCAGATCGCCGGGACCGCTTTCGCGGATGATCCGCTCGATGAGCGCAATCGGCTTTTCGGCGGCGTGGCCGTTGGGGCGGGCACTCGCCCACTGAGCGCGCCAGATGTCTGGAAGGCCACGGTTCGGAATCGCGAAGCCGTCATGCGCGAACAGCGCGACGAGTTCATACGATGGCCGCAGCCCCTGCACGCCGCCGGGGCCGATCCACTCCTTGTCCCACACGAGCAGAGATTCGATCGGCCACAGCGCCTCGTAGGCGGCTCTGGCGAGGATCGGGAAGCTGCGCCACGAGTTGAAGATCCACGCCGCGCCTTGCCGTGATTGCGTGAGACGGTACGCCTCACGAATCCATGAGGCGTACCACCGCGCCCCGTTCATCAGGTCGCCCCACCCGCCCGCCTTGCCCTCCTGCGCGGTCGATGCGAGGCCGAAGGAGTACGGCGGGTCCGTGACGACCAGATCGACGCTCGGCAGTAACGGCATGATGTCGAGCGCGTCCCCGCAGTAGAGCGTGATCCCCGGCTCCTCGTGAAACAGGTAGTCGCGGAGGGACTTCATGCGAACTGCGTCCGCTTGAAGCTGCCCGCCGCCGTCAGCGAGTGCGCCTCTTTCGCCAGCAGGCTCGGCGTGCGGGCGCCGCCGGCTCCGCGCCGCGAGCGCATCTCGATCCCGTCCTTCCGCATCCGCGAGACCTGGTGATCGAGCGTCCCCGGCCGCACCTTGAAGTCCCGGCAGATCGCCGCCACCGCGTCGCCGGCATTCCACCGCTGCGCCAGCAGCGCCGTCCGCTCCTCGGTCCACACGACGCGCCGCCCGATCTTCGCCACCGGCCCGAGCGGCACCGCCGCCGCAGGCGGCGCCCAGGAAGGCGTGAGGACCGCCGTGACGCTCTTGCCGTGGATGCAACTGACCACCCGGACCTGCTGGTAGCCGTCCGAGTCCGTCGCTTCGCGGATGATTCCGCAGGCCATGACGTCGTGCATCAGGCGCCCTCGACGGGCGAAGAAACGGCGGCGTGTTCACGCTGTGCGTCGATCAGGCGCTTGGCTTCGTCGAGCGCGGCTTTCGTGCCGACCAGCCAGCCGCCCGCCTCGCGGTACACCATGCAGGCGTGGCCCGCCGGCATATCCGCGAGCACGATGCCGTCGCCGCGCCAGAACACGGCGTTGCCGAGTCTGAGCAGCGTCGGCTTCGCGTCCTCGCCGTCGTCGTCCTCGTCGAAGCCGGCCGCCTTAACCAGCGCCGAGTAGATCGCATTCCCGAGCTTCGTGCGCTCCTGCTCGGCTTCCGCGCGCGCCTCGGGACCGAGCCACGAGAACCACTGCGTGACAATGTCGAGCGCCGTGTCGTGCAGCGAGTCCATCGCCGCGCGCGCCATCGCGTCGTTCATTCCCCTGCCCTCCGTCCGTTCGTCGTTCACCACCACGCCCCGCGCGCAGCGCGCCCTCACAAGGCCACCGCCCGCGCAGCAATCTGCCGCATGTACTCCCGGAACAACTCCCGGTGCCCCTGGATCTCGAGCGCGCACCGCCCGCACGTCTCCCCGTTCCGCCGCCCCGCCGCCCACTCGTGCGGACACGTCGCCCGCCGCCGCAGCGCCGGAATCTGGCACCCGGAGCACAGCCGCTTGCCGCGGTCCTCGAGACAGGGCGTGTCGTCCTCGAATGCGCGGACGGACGAGTCGTGCGAGCCGCAGGCGTAGCAGTGCTGCACGGGCGTCCACGCGCCGCGGCTGCGCTCGTCGCGGATCTTGATGCACGCCAGGCACCGCTCCGGGTCCGGGTGTGTCTCGCTCTCGGGCTCGAGCGCAGGCGCTTCCGTGTCGCGTCGAATGCGGCTCATCGGCGCACCGCCTTTCGCTCCTCGCCGTTCTGACGCCACATGTCGGCCTTCGCGACCCAGCGGCGCAAACGCTCCCGAAGGTTCAGCCGCGCGATCTGCGCTGGCGTGAACTTGCCTTGTACGTGCGCCATGTTTTTGCTGGCTTGCACGAGCAGGTCGAGCTTCGGATAGCCGTCCCGCAGACTGATCCACCAGTCCGGGACCGATAGCCACTCGGTACGAAAGGGCTCAGGACAGGCTTGCAAGAACTCGAAGTCGGCTGAAAGCAACAGCCCTTTCGCCTTGTCCAAGTCTTCCTGAGACAACGTCCTTGGCGTCTTAGAACTGCTCTTTGGAGCTTCTAGAAACTTAGAACCAACAGCACTTGCTGCTTTAAGGGTCGAAAAGACCCCACCGTTTTGTGACACGTCACGTGACTCGTCACGTGACCTATGCCTCTGCTGCCGCTCCCGATCGTTGGCGCGTCGAGCCTCGATCTCTGCTTCGACGGACGAAAAGTAGCCACCGGCATACAGGCGAGCGATGTGCGCTCCAGCCGTTGCCTGGGTGTCTTTGTCGTACCGCTCGAACAGCTCGACGGCCTTCAAGAGCAGTTCGACCTCTGGCTTCACTCAGCCACCGTTGGCAGCCGGGCGCCCTTGCGTCGATTGCACGGGCCGCAGAGGGCCTGAAGGTTCTCGAGGTCGTCACTGCCGCCGCGGGACCACGCGATGATGTGGTCCATCTGGAGGTCGTGGGTTCGCCCGCAGTGCTGACACACGCGGTCACGTTCGATCACCGCGTCTCGCACGGACTCCGGGATCGGTGGCCGAGATGGTCGCGGTCGGGAGCAGCGCGGCCGGCGGTTCCGGCAGTAGAACCGGAACATCTCGGTGACGACGAGGGCGCGGTCCTCGGGCGAGAGCGTCAGTAGCAGCCGCTCGACCTTGGCATGTACGGCGGTCGCTCGCGGCGTCACGCGGCCACCGGGGTAACTGGCTGCCCGAACTGACTATGAAAATGCACTCGGATTCTAAAAAAGGGGGTCATTGCGCCTCCCGCGCCGCGAACTTGTTGGCGGCGGTCACGATGCGGAAATCAAATCGCTCGGCGCCGAGCGGGGTGACGACGAGGCGGCCCGTCGCATAGTCGAAGTCCGTCCGGTCATGGCAGGCACGACAAACGGCCACGAGATTCGACGGGTCGGAGAGCGGGCCACCAGCCGATCGTTTGACGACGTGATGCGGGTCCACGGCGATCGCACGGCAGCGGCGGCCCTCGAGGACGACTTCGCAGCGGCCGGCGGCCCGCTGGAACACGAGCGCGACGGCCTGCTTGTAGGGGCGGTCCTGGCGTCTCCGCTTCCGGCTGACCGGACGGAGCGGGCGCCCTCGACGGGCGGGCGCTGCGCGCCTCACGGATTCGCCTCGAAGAACGCGCGGGCGAAGTTCGGCGGGGTGATCGCGTCCCGCGGGCTGGCGTTCTCCAGCTTCGTCTGCCAGGTGGACGGCTTCGTGCGGCGCCCGACGGTGTACATCGGCGGCGTGAAGCGGCCCCAGAGGCCGGTCGGCTTCTCTCCCGCGTCGCCGTACTCCCACTGGCGGAACTTCCACGCGGGCGGGCCGAGATAGCGCCGCAGTTTGTTCATCGGGTTCTCGAGCGCCCACCACACCGGCCGGTAGATCACCACCGCACGCAGGCAGGCATCCACGACCGACAGGGCGGCCCGGAGCTCGTCCTCCGTCGGTTCGTAGCGGTTGCGCGCGTACGAGAACACCGTGCAGGGCGGCGCCGCGAGGATGCCGTGGACCCGCAGGCGCTCGTACCGCAGCAGGCGAACATCGTTCGGGAGATCGAATCCCCGGACGTCGTACCCCGCCAGCTTGTAGGGTCCGACCACAAGCCCGTCCCCGCACACAGATCGAGCACCACGCGGTGTCTCACCGCCGCGCCCCGCCGTTCGACGGCGCCGACGGCGTCCCTTCGGGACGGGCGTTCTCCCGACGCAGGGCGCGAATCGCGGCGACGCGCACGTTCTCGGGCAGGCGCCCGAACAGCTCGACGCACAGCCGCTCGAGATCGCCGATCGCGTTGCCGGTGCCGCCCATGATCTCGATGGCCTTGAAGGCCACGCGGATCTGCGCTTCCTGCTCCGGTGTCGCGCAGGACGCCACGATCTTCCGCCAGAGGGCGTCCGCCTGATGGCTCACGCGATCCTCACCGCGCAGAAGTCACACTCGCGCGTCCCCGGCGGGACCAGGACGCGGGCCAGCCGGACCAGCGCGGCCCCCAGCCGGAGGTCGTGGGCGCAGTCCGCGCACAGCGTCGCCTCCGGGGAGCGATACACCGGGACCAGCGGGCGCCCTTCGGGCGGGGCGCTCATCGCAGCACCCGGAAGACATTGCCGGCGACGATCAGCCCGACGATGGCGGTCCACGTCTGCCACGACCACGGATCGAACTTCGTGATGGCCGACACGACCACGCCGACGAGCACCCCGAACGCGGCGCCGAGCAGAACGCTCATGCGTGCCTCCCCGTCGCGAAGCGACGCCCCTGCGGTTTCCACTTCGACACCCGCCCCTCGGTCATCACGTAGGCGAGCGCCCGCGCCGTCGTCCACGCGAGCCGTTCCCGCCCCGCCTCGGCCCTGACCCAACTGAGCACCGCGTCGTCGTCCATCGGCACCGGCCCCTCGGGGACTTGCGACGAGGGCGCGGGGCGGAAATGGGCGATGTGCGCGAGCGCCTCACGCATGCGCTGCTGGCCGGGCGCTGACAGCGGCGTCGCCGGACGGGCGCCGCCGAGCGTCGTGGAGAAGCGCACCTTGGTCCGGGCGTAGCGGCCGCTCATGTGAGGCCATCCTCGGGGAGCGGGCTAACCACTACGTAGGAGCCGTCCTCCAGTTTGCGGATCACGCGATAACCGCACCGAGTCATCAACCCGTTCGCGAACACGCAAAACCCCGCCTCCAACTGCTCGGGCGTCACAATGCGGATGTGCTCCTGCGTGCTCACGCATTCCCTCCGCCCGTTAGGCGAGCCGGCTGTCCGGTTCCGCGCGTCACCGTCAAGGCGTAGCTTTCATCCGGGCGGACCTTCGTGGGGACCATCCCGCCGGCCCTCATCGGCGGCCATCCAGCAGCGCGACGAGCGCGGTGAAGCACGCGACCGCGGTAGCCGACGCCGCGCTCGCCGGGAATCCGGTCAGCGCGCAATAGACGGCCCCCGCCGCAGCGACGGCCGACCACATCGCCCACAAGAACGCGAGCCAGCTCACGCCGCCCCCTCCGAGTCGCTGGACGACTTCTGGCGGGACTTGTGCGACCGGATGCCCTGTTCCTTGCGGGCCGCCCGTTTCGACGGCTCCACGGACGCGCAGCGGACGCACACGTACCCGGCGGGCCGATACGGCAGGCTCGGCCACCGCATCTCGCCGCACGCGGTACAGCGGGTCTCAAACGTCGGCATCAGAACGGCACCTCCGTCTGCGTCCGCCGCTGCTCCCGCCAGTCCTTCACGCCCTGCTCGTCGCCCATCGCGAGGTACAGGGCGCGCAGCTTCTTGAGGTCCGTGTCCTTCGCGTTGAACAACTGGCCGCCGAGGAAGTCACGCGAGAGCGCGTCCCGCTCGTCGGTCGTGAAGTTGTGGCGCTTGAGGCCGCGGGCGATGCCGCCCTGGAACCGGACGCGGTTCCGCTCCTCGGGGGCGTCGTCGTCTGGCGCATCGAGCGCGGACGCCGGCACCGTCTCCACGCGCCGCCCCGCCGTCGCGAGCGGGGAGACGCCCTTGGCGGCGACGCCCTCGTACTCGAACGGCGGATCCGCGTTGACGTCGTGCGGAATGTCGCCGTCCGACTCGAGCCCGACGAGGTTCGTGTTGCGCCCGTTCGTCTCGATGGCCGGCGTCACCGCCACCTTGGCGTCGCACATCTTTTCCGCTCGCCCGGCGAGCGCCAGATCGAACGTGCTGGCCTTGCGCCCGTCGCTGAACTCCACGTCGAAGCGCGTCCACGCCTTCCCGGTCTTGGCGCTGGTGCCCTTCTGGGTGTGGACGGCGACGATGCGGAGGGCGCCGGATGGCTCGGGCGCGGTGGCAGGCGCGGCCTTCGGGCGCTCGGCGCGCTCCTTCTTCGGCGGGGCGTCCTCGCGCTCGGGATCGTCCCCGGTCGGCATCAGGAACGTCTTGAGCAGGAAGTACTTCTCCCCGCCCGTCATCGCCTTGTAGAGCCCCTTGTCCTCCTTGTCCGTGCCGGCGCCCGCCCACTTCCGCGTCAGTTCCTCGCCCGACTCGCCGTCGAGGAACGTGAACGACATGGCGAGCGTCGTCAGGACCGAGCCCTTGTCCCCGACCGGGACGCGATCCGCGGACTCCACGGAAGGAATCAGCATCACCTTCCGGTCGGCGAGCTCCTTGCGGATGACGCCGGCAATGTCGGCCTCGGTCGCGTAGTCGTAGCCGTGGAAGTCGTTGCGCCCCCGCTTCGGGACGCGCTCGACGGCGGCCATGACTTCGGCCAGCTTCGTGACGAGGGTTTTGGGCGTGCCGTTGGCGCTCATGCGGCGTCCCCGGACACCCCGCCGACCTTGCGCGCGATGGTCAGGAAGTCGAACCGGTGCGTGTCGTTGAGGTGGATCAGCAGGAGGGCTTCGTCGGTCGCCGACCAGTCACACACGCTGCACCGCTGCGGAGTGCGTGACAGGTCATACGCCGTATAGATGTCCGCGTTGACTGGGATCGCGTCGCTGAGAGCGATCACGGCGCACTTGGCCCTGTCGCCCGCCGTGGTAGGTACCCCGCGGAACCACTGCGGCACCCCGTCGAGCGCCGCCTTCACCAGCACTTCTCTCGCTCGTTCGTTCATCGCACCCTCTCTTTCGTCAATCCCTCGTACTCGGCGGCATCGGACGGACTCAGCGACACCCGCAGGCGCAGCGTCTGATCCCGCAGCGACGCCTTTTTCTTTTCCAGCGCGTGCTGCGTCGCGCTGATCTGCTTCAGCGCCAGTTCCAGGGCGTGCAGGCGGGCTCCGGGAGTCATGGGCGCCCTGCGGGCGAGTCGCCTTCGGCCAGCGCGAGAGCTCGTTCGGCGTCGTCGTATTCCCGACACGTGCAGTCCGGCCGGTCGCGGAAGTGCGCGAGCCGCATCGCACGCAGCGCTGCGACCAGCGCGTCGTGCGCGTTTACCGCGCGGACGATCAGGTCGGCGTTGGCCTCCATGACCGGCAGCCGCGACAGGACGCATTCATGCGCGACGACAGCCACCAGCGAGCCATCACCGCCTTTAACCGTGGCTTGGTCGTTACGGTCGGGGTTGCCGACCTGCCAAGGTCGCGCCGTCGCCTCTCCGCCCGTCTCGGGCGCCATCACACGCTCCCCAGCGCGAGCAGGAGGTAGAGCGCCCCCGTCACCAGCAGGGACAGGACGGCGGAGAGGAGAACGTCACGCATCAGGGGCACTCCCTTCGGGAGTGGCTGCCGCTGGTGCCGACACGGCGCGTCGAGGAACGAACATCTTGTGTAGCGCGACGGCGCACTTACAGCACTGGGCGTGCGCGGCCTTGTACGGGTGGTCTTCGCAGTAGCAGTGCTCGCAAGGCGAAAACACGCGCGGCCTCCAGTCTTGCGGCGGCGGGAAAAACGACCCGCGCGCGCACTCAGCGCAGCGACAGCGGCAATTCGTGGGGTGCGGACAGCCGATGCAGTTGCACACGCCCATCACGCGCCACCGTCCTTTCGTCTCGACGTCACGGGTGCCGCGACGTAGGCGCCCTCCGGGCGTTGCGGCTGCGCCGCGCTCGGCGTGGAGCCGGCCCGAGTGGCCGACTCCATCGCGGCAAGCGCGTCTTCCAGTTCGCGGATGCGATCCACCGCGCACCGGTCCACGATGGTGTTGCCGCACTTGCAGCGGATCACCCCTGCGAGGAACCGAGCGCGGCGCGCACGCCGGGGACGCTGTGACGGGTGCGGGCGACGCGGCGGGCACTCCGCTTCCCCGCCGGCACCGCCGTGCGCGAACCGAGCCGCTGCTGCCCGCCGGGAGGGTTCAGCCAGTAGTCGCCCGGCTTGAACTCCACGCCGCGGTCGAACGACACGATCTCGCGCTGCACGGACGGCGGGACGACGTAGCGCGTGGCGCGCGGCCCTTTGACGAGATACGCCACGGAGTGCGACAGGAGCACGCCATCGAGGTTGAACTTCCGCCGGCAGGCCACCGCCATCGCACACGTCTGATGGCTCTTGCGCCGCCCCTTCCGCGCATCGGCCGGCGTCACTTCGATCTCGATGGGACCGTGCGCGTCCGTGACCTTCTTCACGCCCGGAAAGTGCTTCTGAACGATGCCGAGACTATTCATTGCCACCCTGGACTCCCCCTTCAGTTGGTGTTGTGTTGACTGCTTCTCCGCGCGCCTCGCGCGCCCCCCGCCCCGGACAGGGCTTCGTCCACTGGCTCCCCGGATAGATGCGGTCGCACCGGGCGCAGTGGAACCAGCCCTCGGGCAGCTCCCCGTCCGGGTGGAGGAACGACACCGCGTGCGTCATCCGCTCGTCCTCGATCCACACCGCGTCGTCCATCAGGCGCCCTTCGGGCGTTGCGGCTTCGCCGCGCTTCGGTAGCCGGCGTATTCCGCGACCAGCGCGGCCTCGCACTCGTCGGTGCAGGCCGACCGGCCGCCGTACGTGTATTCGCCGCAGTTGAGACACTTCCCCGTCGGCTCTGGCGCGCCCTCGGGCCACGGCTCGTACTCGCCGGTGCCGCGAGACGGGAACTGCGCGACGGTCGGATCGACTACGCGCCCGTCTGGCGCCACGAGCCACCAATGCGCGCGGCGTCCCCACATCGGGCAGTGGTAGTGCCCGCGCACCCGGCGTAGTTCGGGAAACTCCTCCGCCATCGTCGCGGTGATTGCCGCGCACAGGCCGATGGGGTCCGCCGGCACCTCGGCGCGAATCCAGTCCTCGTACCGCTCGTCACTCATCGCGGACTCCACCGGACCCGCTGCCCGGCCAAGCGCGTCCGCGGCTCCGTCAGGGGATAGGCACGTGGCGCCATCGCGTCCTGCCGGCGGCACCCGCCACACCGCGCAGCGGTGCCCACGTAGCCGGTCTCCGCATCCGGGACCATCTCCGTGTCCTCGAGGGCGTCCGGGGCGCCGCAGCGGTCGCACCTCATCGGGCGCCCTCGACGGGCGTTGCGCCTTCGGCGCGCTCCTGCTCCCACTCGCGGGTGACGAGCGCCTTATGGGCGCGGATCAGTAGCAGGTGCTCGCGCTCGGTCTCAGCCTTCGCCCGCTCAAGCCGCTTCTCGGTGGCACGCAGAAACGCCTGCCACGCGCTCTCGGGGGTGAAGTGGCACTCCTGCGGGTCGTGATGCGTGCGGCAGTAGAAGGCCAAGCCGCTCCGCTCCGTCGTCACCCGCTTGTCCGTCTGCTTGATGACGCGCGCCCGCTCCAACGTCGCGCGGCCGTCGAAGACGTCCACCGCGTAGATCCACACCGCCGCTTCTCCGCCCGCCTCGGGCGCCATCAGGAGGCCCCGCCATACGGAGGCCGCGGAGGATGCGCCTTGTGCGCCTTGGAGGCCCGGCCCCGCCCGCAGACGGTGCACCGGGGATACTTCTGGTAGTCGAGCGCCCGCCCGAACGGGCTCTGCCCCTTGGCGTCCGACAGGATGCGGTCGTACTTCTTCTGCTGGAGGCCCGAGCGGTCCTTCATCGGGCGCCCTCGACGGGCGGCGAAGCGCAGCCGTCCACGTGGGCCAGCAGGGCCTTTGCGCGCTCGGCCCAATACTCGTGGGCGAGCGTCGCGCCGTCGTCGTACGAGCACGTCGCCGCCTGCGCCATCAGGTCGTGGATGAACGCCCGCATCGCGTCGTGGTGGTTCACCGCGCGAACGATGAACTCGGCGTCCGCCGCCGGGACGACTTGCAGATGGCTTCTGCGGGTGACGCTGGCTGAGCGGCAGATCCGCGCCGCGCAGCAGGATCGCGCCGCCCTGACTACAGGGACTCAGACTCCACGGTCGCGGCGTCGCTTCACCCGCCGCGTCTCGCGGCGCCATCACTGCGCCTCCCGGAGCGCCGCGACGCCCGCACACCGCGGACACCGTCCCCCGTACCCGTGCCCTGCCGGGAGACGGTGACACCGGAGGCAGAGGCGGGTGTTCTCGCTACTCTGTCGAACTACACTCAGCGGGGGGTCCGCGCGCTCCGTAACCCCGCGAAATGATGCACACGGCTGAGTAATCCTCTTCTCGGATCGGACGTCGCTAGTGCCCGTCATTCCTCACCTTTTGATCGTTCGATTGCTCTGTCTGCGGCCCGTTACCCTGCGGGACAGTGAAGTCGTTACCGAGGTACCGATCCAGGCCGACGTACTGCTGCTGGCGGGCGGCGTGGAGCTCGTCCGGGACGATGTGGTCGTACGCCTGAATCGAGTGCGGATTGGCGTGGCCCATCATCCGCGAGCGGATCGACGGGTCGATCCCACCCCGGCGCCGGACGACTTCCATCGTGTGCCGGATCGTGTGAGCCCCGACGCGGAACCGCGTGATGCCGGCGCGCTTCGCGATCGCCGTCGCCAGGTGGGTCAGGCTCGAGGTCGTCATTGCCTCGCCGCGGCTGTTCGTCAGCAGCGGCTGATCGGGATGCACCCGCCCCTCGTTCAGCATCGTCGTGTGCAGCATCTCCACGACGGACGGCGACACCGGGATGTCCAGCTTCCGGCGGTTGCGCCCCCGGCCCTTCACGACGACGGACAGGTAATAGAGGCCGTTCACGTCGTGGAGATCCCCGACCTTCGCGCGCGTCAGTTCCAGCGACCGCAGGCCGGTGTCCACGAGCAGGGCGCGGGCGTTGCGCTGCCACGGCTCCGTCAACTCGACCGCGAGGAACGCCGCGAGTTCCTTCGGGTAGAGGTACTTCCGCTCGCGCTTGACCGCCTGCGGCCACTCAAACGCGGCCGTCGGGTTCGTCGTCATGTACGGCTTGCCCGTCCGGCTGTTCTTGTGCTGCATCCCGTACTTCGCCAGCGTGGACAGGGCGGCCAGCTTCGTGATGATGACGTTGATGCTGACCCCGAGTTTCGCCAGCTCCTCCGCGAACCCGAGGGCCGTGTCCTCGTTGAAGGACCGCACCTCGTCCCGGAGCCCCGCCGTCTTCGTCACGTAGTCCACGAATTGGCGCCACGTGCGCTCGTACGAGCGGATCGTCAGCGGCGAGTAGTCCTTGTAGGTGAGCAGATGGGTCGAGCAGGCTTTGTAGAGGTCGGTAATCATGGCGTCGGGGGCCTCCAGGCCGTACGGGATGCGAACCCGCGGCATGGTACCCCTCTCGCCCGGTTGCCGATTTACCAGCAGGCTCACGCCTGTCCCCTCATCCACCGCGCGAACGCCGCCACCTCTGCGTCGTCGGCAACGTCGGCGGCCTTGTCGCCTGCCATCGCGGCGAACAGCGCGTGGACACTCTCCTCGGCGATCACACGCCGGCCGTCCTCGAGCACGTGGCACAGCACGTCCACGCCGAACAAGCGGAACGACGCCGACCGCACGGCCTGCGTGCTCACGCCCGCCCCTTCCGCGCATCGCGCTCGCGCCGCCACACCTCGAGCGGGTCCGCCGTCCCGCGCGCAGCGCGCCCCTTCGGCCGCTGAAGCCCCGCCAGCGTCACCACGGAGCAACTGGCGAGGACGAACAGCAGGAGGAGGTACTTCATGGGCGCCCTTCGGGCGAGGCGGCGCGCTCGTGCCGCACCGTCGCGTCCCACGCCTCGTTGTAGGAGTCGTGCGGCCCGCCTTCGTCGCCGCAGGAGCACGCCCACCAGTAGTGCTGCCGACATCCAGGCTTCGGCTCGCGAATCTCGGTGGCGTGCGCGTTGTCCGACGTCATCGCACGCGCCGGTAGTCGAGTAACGCCACCACGGGCACCGTGCCGTACGGCACCCACTCCTGAATCATCCGCTCCAGCTTGACGAGCGTCGCCGTCGCGCCATCGACCTTAACGACACGCATGAGGCCGACAGACGTTTCAAACCTGTCCCCGACACGCACGGTGGCGTTCACGCCCGGCTCCACGTCTCGAAGATCAGCCGGGCGGCGTCTTCGGCCGAGATCCAGCCCCACGCGGCCGGCGCGTTAATCAGACGACGCGGCCGACCAATCGGAGTGTCGAAGGCCGTCTCATGAGCCCTCGGGGCGCAGCGAAGGTCTGCAACCTGTACTTGAAAGTCGCCGCGCTCCGCCCGATCACCCGTCAGCCACAGATACTCCGGCTTGACCTCGATCGACACGTACGGAGTCCAGTTCATGTCTCACGCCCTCCGTCGGGACGTCTGAGGTTTTCCGTCGCGCAGCGACGCCCGCATGAGGGGCTTCCGCACGTCGAGCCGCTTCCAGGCGTCGTACGAGTGAATGCGGAACACATTGGAGACGTGGGACGGGGCGCCGGCCTCGCCGCTCGGCACAAGCACGCCTGCGGGCGAGGTCGTCACCGCACCGGCCGATTCCGGCCCGCTTCTTCGGGGCGACGTCCCGTGAGGTCCGTATGACGATGACGCACGCGTATGACGTCGTGTGCTCATGGATTACAGCCGCCCCATTCCCGTAATCCCGACGTGCGCTGGCGCAGCATCCTGTGCTTCCACGATGCTGAGGGCGTACATGGTGAGTTTCCGAGCGAACCGCGAGGGTTCTTCCGACCGCCGCCGCGCCGCCGCGACGATCCGGCGCCAGTCCGACGGCGTGTACCGGATCGAGTGCGGCTCCATCGACTCCATCGGCGGCAGCGCCTCGGCACGCGCGAGCGGCTTACGGTCAGCGTTCGCCATCACGCCGCTCGCGTCCGTGAACGCCGACGTTCCTCGCGCAGCAGCGCCCGCTCAGCCGCGATCCACGTCGGTGCCGCGACGAGCAGCCCGCGCAACACACGCGAGAAGTGGCCGACGTCCTTCTTGGCCTTGCGCGCAAGCGTGTTCTGCGACCAGCCGAGGGCACGCGCGCGGGCCACCAGCTCCAAGCGTTTTGCGTCGATCTCAGCGGGTGTTCGGGGTACTGTTGCGGTCATCGTTGGGGGAGTATCTACGAATCTTCCGTAGGTGTCAACGAAAAATTCGTGGGAGAGCGTCTGTCCCGAAAATCGCGGGAGTACACGGCCTCGGTCCCTTGGGCCGCCGCAGTCGCTCTCGCCGGGAGCGAGGAGACGCTGAAGGCTGGCGTCCCTTACTCGACGTGGAAGGGCTGGGAGAACGATGACCGGGTGCCGGCCTACGTCATCCTACCGATCGTTCTCCAGAGGTACGTCCCGCAGCACGGCACCGATAGTGGGCAATCATCTACCCATTCGGCTCAGAAGTTGCCTGACTCCGCCCCGACCGATCCAGCCTACGCCGAATGGGAGCGAAACATGGCCGATGTGGCGTACCAACACATCTGGAGGCAGGTGTCGCTGATCTATCGGTTAAGACAAACCGACCATCTGAGATGGGATCTGCTGCAAGGGATGCTCGCGAACCTGACCGCCGGTCTTGACAAGACAATCGACGACAATCGTAAAGTAGAAACTCCGGGGAAATCTGGCACGACCGGGGATTAACTGGCTGGGCGTTCATTCACCGGGGAGGGGGCGACATGATGACGCTGACCATCCTTCTCTGCACCGTCGTTCTGCTATCAGGATGTGCCGCCGCGCTGACGCCCGCCCAGCAGCGCGGCCACCTCTTTGCCGAGGCCTGTACGAAAGAGACCGGCTACGCGATGAACTACGCGGTTTACCCCGATGGCAGCGTCCGAACCCTCGAGGGCAGTAACGCAGGCGCCCACGATCGCTGGATGCGCTGCATGAACCGGAGCGGGTACAACTTCCCGGGGGTCGGGCGATGAAGATCAACGCAGACGTCGGGACGGCGCTGTTCTGGGGACTAGTGTTCGCCCTGATCGTGTTCCTGTCGGGCTGTGCGTCACGCGACATGGCGACACACAAGTGTGCCGATGCGCCCCGGGATTCCGCCTGGGCGCGGTCGAACTGCCGCTAGGGCTGCTGGCAGCGGGCGGGGTCCTCGCCCCGCATGACGCTCAGCGTTAAGCAGTTCCGCACGTAGGCGTCCACGACGCCGATCACCCAGCTCTGGAACGACGCCGCGTCATTCGCCCGGGGGGCGAGGGTCAGCGGGGGCTTGACGCTTGAGTTCCCGGCGCAGGAGGTCAACCACAGCGCGCTGACGAGCAGCGCGCACGTCGTCGTCACGCGCCAGCGTCTCCGCGATCTTTCGCTCGGTCTCGAGCGCGGCCTGGGCGTCGTCACGCTGCTGGCTCGTGCGTCCGTGCCGGTGCTGCTGCCACGCCGCCAGGAGCGGCATGACGAACCCTTCGACCAGTGCCCTGAGCCATCCCCAGGTCACTTCTTGTCGCGGGTCAGGATGCCGACGAGCGCCGGCACTGCCAGCAGGAACCAATCGCCCCAGCTCGCGGGCGCCTGGCACCCGAACGAGTTCCAGAGCCACACGGCGACGGCTGTGCCCGTCACCCCGATCGTCGTCGTTCTCCAGCCCGTCAGCCGCGTCATCACACCGTTCATGGTTTCTCCCCTTTCGGTTGTCGGTCAGAAGCAAGGTCGCGGGACGCCTCGCCGACGCCCAGCACCTCGATCACGGGGGTCGTGGGGTGTTCGCCCTTGCTGTATTCGGTCGCGAGTTCCCCGATCAGCGTGCTGAGGTTGGCGAGCGCGCCGGCGATCCCGTCGCGGTTGTCATCGGCCAGCGGAAGGAACTCCGCGTTGAACTGGAAGCGCATCAGGAGTTGCGGGACGGGCATTAGTGGCACTCCCGGCAGCGGCCGCATTTCACACAGGTCAGCGTCCGGCGTTCGCAGCGGAAACACTCGCTCACAGGCCGTTCACCAGGGCGCAGGCGGTCGGGTGCTCCTGCCGGTAGGCGACGAGCGCGGTAATCACGGCATCGACCGACTTGGCGTCGAGCCCCGTGCGCTCCGCGACGATCATCAGCATCTGCCCGTACACGCGGTCCTCCGGGTCATCGGTCACACCGTCACCTCGATCTCTGGCGCCCATGTCGCGCCGTCCGGGCGGCCGTGGCCGTGGCGCGAGCAGTCCAGCCGCGGCGTGATGTAGACGAGCGGGGCGCCGAGCGTGGCCGGGCGCATCATGCCCTGCTCGACATACCCGCCCATCGGCACGTTCCCCTGCTTCGACTTGTGCATCCAGCCGCGGGAGAAGCCGCCCGTGTTCACCAGATGCACCCGCTTGTGGACGAGGGCCGGGCCGCCCCGCCCCTTCCACCGGACGATCACCCGTTCGATGGGGGCCACCGACGACTTCGTGGTGTGGCCCATCAGGTAGATGTCCGCGGATGGGAACGACGCCGCCATGTCCTCGATCTTCCCGAGCGGCCCGCCCGCCTTCTGACCGCCGCCGCAGCCGTGGTGCGCCCAGAGCGTCACCGGGAGCCGCGCCCCGCCGATCGAGAATTGCAGCCGGACATAGGCGCTCGTCCCGAGGAACGGGGCGTCGAGAAGCTGGCACAGCCGCTGGTCCGTCGTCTCCCCCGTCTTCATCAGCGTGTAGTGGTGGCCGTGCAGCAGGCCGAGCCACCGCCCCTTGGTCGGCTTCAGGTAGAGCTCGAACAGCTCGAGCACGAGATCCAGCGCCTTGTCGTCGATCACGTCCTCGGCGGTGTCGTAGAGGGCCGCCGAGCGCAGGCGCTGGCGGTTGGACGGACTGGCGAAGTCGATGTAGTCCCCGAGGCCGACGAACCACGCATTCCGCTCCATGCAGCGGTCGATGTGCCGCTTCAGGAGATCCTTGGCCGTCGAGCCCCGAGGCCCCGCCCACTGGATGTCACCGATCGGCGCGATGACGACCGGGGTGTGGTCGCCCTGCTTCCTTTTGATGTCAAAGGACGCGAGCTCCACCTACTTCGGCTTCTTCTTCCGGCGGCGGTGCTGATGCGGGCAGTCCGACTCGGCGTGGCACTCGTCCACAGCGTCGGCGGGATCGGTGCTCACCACGCGGTAATCAAGCGGACATGGGGCCGTCATCCCGTCCTCCGTCATCGCGAACACCGGACTTCGATCTCCACGCCCTTGTCGCCACCGAGCCACGTCATGGACATCCGCACGCGGTCCTCGGGACACCCCGCCGCCACGACGGCCTGCCGCAGCAGCTTGGTAGCCTCGTCGAGCCCGTCGTTCACCGGGAACGTCGCCTGGATCATCAGCGCGAGGAGCAGTGCCCGCATCGCTTCTCCCGGCACCGCTGGCAGAGGATGCGGCGGTCGCAGCCGCACGCGGAGCACTTCATAGCCACCGGAGCACCATCCACGAGATGAACCCGGTGACGGCCCCAGTGAGCGCGCACCGCCACAGGCTCAAAACATCCCCGCGTCGCTGGAGGCCCAGAAGTCGTCCGCGCGCTCCTGCTCCGTCAGCCGCTCGGAGACCTTCCCGCGGTGGAAGAAGTCGCAGTAGATGCGGTTCGCCGCCGCCCAGTCCTCGCCGGCCGTGGCGACGTGATGCGGACACAGCGCGGTGTCGCTGTAGAGCTCCAGCCCGCAGGCGGCGCAGAGGCTCACGCCGACTCCCAGACGTTCTCGATGACGAGCCAGTGCGGCTTGCGCGCCTGCCGGAACTTCTCCATCAGGGCGTCGAGCGCCAGCTTCGATCCGAGGATCTTGCCGTCCCCGCGGATGCGCCCGACGAGGATGCACCCCGAGGTGTCCTCCGGGACGTTGCCGGCGTGGATGCGGATGCCCTCGAAGGCGGGGACGTTCAGGACGTGCGGCAGCGGCTGCTTGAAGCGCGGGGAGTAGTCCACCACCACCTCGTAGCGCCCCTCCGGGATCGCCGTCTTCCCCGGAATCTTTACGTCGCGCACGACGTCCTCGAGCGTGAAGCACTCCCACACGCCGTCCAGATAGAGCTCGCCGATCGTGGCGTCCTTCTCCACCCAGCGACGCTTGACCGAGAGGTTCACCGGCCGCGCTCCTCCAGGATCGGACAGTGCCGTTGGAGGTGGTGCAGATCACGCTCGAGCACCGCCACTTTCGTCACGAGCGGCTGCAACTGATCACGGATCTCGTGGCGGCTCTCCACGAGTTCCTTGCGGAGTTCCTTGATGTCCTCACGCAGATCAGCGAGCGGGGACGGCCCCGTTTTCGTGCGGCCCCGGACGAGGACGGTGACAAGCGAGCCGAGCGCGGTCACGAAACCGGCGACGCCGTACCAGCCGCCTTCAGGGGGCACCACGGATGGGTCACTCATTCCGTCCTCTGGGGCGTCGCCGGCTGATTGGCGTCCGCGGCCGTGAACCGCAAGAGATGCTTCGCCACCGTTTCGCCCGTCTGCGCGTCCAGCCGGCCTTCCCGAATGGCCGCCGCGATGATCCGGGAGGTCGTCGGGTCGGTCAGCGCCTTGCCGAGCACGTACGGCATGATCGTCGTCGCGCCGAGCATCGCCGTGTTCGCGGCGCCGACGCCCTGACTCGCCATGTCGCTGAGAGCCGCGCCCGCGCCGCCGCCCTGCACGAAGACGCCGATGGCGCCCGTCGTGAAGTCGCGAATGCGCGTCACGGACATCGTGGGCGCGGCCGCCCGGACGACCTTGGCGAGCTCGCCCAGCGCCTTCGTCTGCTCGGGGTCGAACAGCACCTTGAGGACGTTCGTGTCGCGCTGAATGCGGTCGGCGAACTTCTGCCCGAGGAACATCGGCACGATGTCCTGCGGGGCTTCCTTGATCGCCTCGCTGAACACGTCGTCGAAGTACTGCTGCTGGACCATCTTCCAGCCGGCCGGGGACACCGTGGCCTTGGCGTCCATCAGCAGGCCGGGGTCGCGCGGGTTGAACAGCTGCTTGGAGAACGAGCCGAGCTGCTTTTCCGAGGCGAGGATCGCCTTGTAGAAGTTCGAGTCCAGCGCGTCCGCCACGCTCGTCTTGTAGAACTGGTTTGCTTCCTTGAGCATCGTGAGCGTGCCGGCGCGGTCGGCCGTCTCCTCGAGCGCCTGCGTCATCGCGCCGTAGAGCTGGCGGGCCTGCCCGATCGGGACGTCCGAGACGGCGGCACCCGCCAGTCGATCGGGGTACGCGATCTCCCCAAGCGCCGTGCGGATGTTCCGCAGTTCCGAGATCGGCACCGGGCGCTTGATCGGCTGTCCAAGGATGTCCGTCTGGGGACCGAGCGCCGGCCGGTCGAGGCGGGCGATGTCATCAAGCACCGCGGTGAGCTTGCTGTTCCGCAGGCTCGGCGTGCTCGGCATCTGAGCCTTGAGGCCCTGCGCCGTCGCCACCAAGCTGCCGATCTCGACCGGCGTCTCCGGTCCCGTCGTGGACAGCCACTGATCGAACTTGTCGCCCGCCTGCTTCTTCAGGTCATCCACGCGCGCCGACAGCGCCGTCAGGAAACGGTTGCTCCGCGTCGTGGTGTCCAGCATCGGCCCCGTCGTGGCGTCGCTGATGCCCTTGGCGGCCTTCACCGCTTGATCCGTCTGCCGCAGGCCGATGTCCCGGAACGAGCCCGAGCCGAAGAACGACCGCGAGGTGATCGCCTCGATGCCGCGCAGCATCGGCGTGCCGGCCTGCTCCCCCGCCGTCAGTTCGATGCCGAAGGCACGGGCGCTGTTCATCACCGCCTGCCTGGACGCCTGCTCGACGTTCCGCGAGGCGAGGAACTGGATCGCCTGCGGGGAGCCGACGAGACCGAGCGTGGCCTGGCCGAGGCCTCCGAGCACATCCGTCGCCATCCGCCCCTGCGCCGCGCGCGCGAGGCCGCCGGCAATCGCTCCCGGAGGCGTCGATTCCAGCCCCGCGCGCCCGCCGCCGAGGACGACGTTCGAGACGACCTCGCTGGTCGGCTTCGGCGGCTGGCCGGTCGCCATTCGCGAGCCGAGATCGACCGCTTCGTTCGCGGCGAACCCCGCCATCCCGCCGAGGACCGCACCGCCGACCATCCCCGCAGGCCCCAGCGGGGCGCCTGCGACGGTGCCCCGGGCGATCCCAGCCATCGGCGCGATGACCGGCCCGAGGGTCTGCATCGCCCGCTTGCCGCCTTCCAGCACGATCTCGCCGGCTGACGGGGTGACCGGGGTGTAGTTCCCCGACTGGAGGGCGTCGTCAATGAGCTGGTTACGTTCCTTCAGGTTCGTCGGAACGCGCCCGAGGTTGACCCTGACCTTGCCCTTGTCGGTCGGGACGATGAACTCGGCCACTTACTTCACTCTCGTCACGTCGCCCGTGCGCTTGAGCGCCGGCTTCGGAGGATCGGTCGCCTTCGGCTTGTCCGCCTCTCTCGAGCGCAGGCCACCCACGAAGTCCGGCACCGCGTCCTTGACGTTCACGCCCTGGCGGGTGGCGATGTCCTTGAACTGCGTCTCGATCTCCTCGTGGCCGGAGAGCTGCGACTGGAACAGCGCCTTGGCGTTCTGCACGAGATCCTTGCGGGCCTCGTCCGCGAGCCGGCCGTCCGACGTGAGGTTCTTGCTGTACCAAGCCTGGATGCGCTGCCCGATCGGGCCGAGGTTCTGCGCGGTCGCGAACTCCGACTCGCGCACGACGGAGCCGGGGTCGAGCATCTTCATGTAGTTGAAGACGATGGACAGGTCCCCGGCGGGCGACGGCTTGTCCTTCGCCATGTTGATGCGCGACCACGAGTCCTTGATGGTGCGGAAGTCCTTCGTGACGTTCGTGAAGTCGTCGCGGATCGTGTTGGCGAGGTTCGCCGTCTGCTGGGGCTGTGCGTACTTCGCCTTGATGGCTTCGACCGCCTCGGCCTGCTTCGTGACCTTGGCGAGTTCCGCCTTCTGGATGTTCGGGTCGAGGCCCGCTTGCAGTTCGGCCGTCTTGACGGCCGCCGCCTGCTCGGCTTTGCCCTTCGTGACCTCGGGCGTCAGACCGGCCTGAATCTTCGCGGTCTCCTGCTGGCCGGCGAGAGCCGCCGCCCCGCTCTGCACGCCGTACTGCGCCATCAGCTTGTCGTCCGCGAGCAGGGACTGGAACGCCGCCCGTACCGCCGGACTCTTGGACAGTTCCGGGAACTCCTTGCGCGCGACCGCCACCACTTCCTGCTGCGTGATGTTCGTGCGGCCGGGGAACCGCGCCGGGATCAGCGCGAGCGCCTGACTCACGAAGTCCTTGGCCTTCTGGTCCGCTTTCGCCTGCCACGCCTGGGCGACCTTCAGCCGGTCCTCCGGCGTCTTCGTCGCGGCGAAGTCCTTCGCGGCCACCTCGCGCTCGGTGTCGAGGATCGGGTCGAGCAGCGCCGTCGCCGCTTCCGCGTAGCCCTTCACCCGGAACGTCGTGTCGATGTCCTTCGGGTCGAACTGGTAGCCGCCGACCTTGGCCGCCGTGGAGAACAGGCGGATGTTCATGTCGCGCGTCGCGTTCTGGACGTCCTCGGGCTGGCCGTGGAAGTCCGTCGCGAACGTCTTCAGGAGCGTGGCGAAGTCGCGGTGCGCGTTCATCAGGTCGCGCGCCGCCGTCATCTCCTGCGTCTTCTGGGCGCGCGTCTCGCGCTCGTGCGAGAGTCCGAGATTGAGCAGCGGGGCCGCCCGCTGGGCTTCGCGCATGACGTCGCCCTGCGTCTGCGGACCACCGAACATCGACCGCAGATCGTTGATCGGTCCCGACGGCTGCGCGGCGCGGTAGCGCGTCAGGAGCTCGGTGAACAGGTCGGTCGCGCTCTGAGGCTCAGGCATTACCGGGCCAGCCCCCCGCCCCAGCCGCTGCCCTGCTGGTAGCTCGCGCCGCCGCCGTAGTTGAAGCCCGTCATCCCCGTCGTCCCGCGGTTCGCGGCGAAGATGTTCGGCTGCGCCCGCCGCTCCGCCGACTGCATCCCCGCGAACTGCGTGAACCCGGGCTGGAGACCGCCGAGGGCGAGCCGGTTCTGGAACGCCTGCTGCCGAAGCTGCTCCCGGAAGCCGGCGAGGTTGGACGCGAACTCCTGCCCGGCGCTCCCGAGATCGAGCGCCGACTTCGCGCGGGCCGTCTCCAGCCCCTCGCCGAACTCGCCGCGCTGACGGATGAGTTCACTGCCGATCGGGGAGTCCGTCACGTTCATCCCGCGCCCCGCCGCCATCTGCTGCCCGAAGCGCATCAGGTCGGCCTCGCCGCGCTTCAGAGCGGTGCCGTAGATCTGGTCGAGGTACGCCTGCTGATCGGGCGTCAGGACCGGGGCCGTTCCCTTGAGCCGGTTCAGGATGTTGGTGCTCGCGAGTTCTTCGATCTCGCGCTGCGTCTGCGCCAGCGGGGACTTCGCGAAGTCCTCGCGCTCCTTCGCCGCGCCCTGGATCTCCGACTTCTGGAGCTGCGCGAGCTCGAGCTGGAGCTTTTCCAGTTCCTTCTGCGTCTCCGTGGCCGCCGGCAGGGTGATCTGCTGCTGCGTCGTGCCACGGTCACGTCGGGTCGAGGACGAGCCACCGAAATTGAAACTCATGTCAGCCTCTTGGCGAAGGCGTGGCCCGTGCCCTGCACCTGCACGGCGTAGCGATCGAGAATGTGCGCGGCGTCCGACTTCGTGCCGGTGAACGCCATCCAGGCCTGCACGCCGTACTCGCGCAGGACCGTCTCCATGTGTTGCAGCAGCCGGATGCCGTACCCCTGATGCTGGAACCGCGGATCGATGGCCGCCTCGGTGATGACGGCGTAGGGCGCCCCGAGAAGGGCCTGGACGACGCCGATGATTTCGCCCTTGCGCTCGCACACGAGCGTGACCGGCCCCCACTTGTCGTACGCGATGCCTTCGACGGCGAGCCCGCAGTCGTGGATCAGTTCGTTCAACCGCGGGAAGTCCTCGGGCTTCGCCGGACGGATCACAGGAGCCTCCGCAGGGCGGCCTTGAGGTCCGCCACCGTCGTTGCTTGATCGAGCGCCTGCCGGGCGGCGTCGCGGTCACTGACGGGCGCCGGCTCCACAACAATCCGGGTGCCTCGGCGTCGCCACCGCGTGAGGTCCGATCCGTCCTTCGGCCGCATGGCTTCGTAGGCGTCGTTGGAGTAGTCCTCGGGCGTCGCGTCGGGGTACTTGGCCGCCAGGACCGCATTAACGGCCTCGACGGCCGCTGGGGATTCGTCGGCGTACACCGTTTCCGCGAACGAGCCATCGGGGCGGACCCAGAGGCGGATCAAGCCTGCCGTCCGATGGCGGCGACGCACGCAATCTGCGGCGCGGTCAGGGCGTTGCCGTTGTTGCGAATGCGGATCTCCGCCGTCGTCGAGGAGAGCGGTTCGGTATCACTGAGACACACGTCCACCCCCTGCCCTCCGTCCTGCGTCGCGGTTCCCAGCACAAGATAGGGTGTGGCCGCGAAGGCTCGCGACCACGTGAGCGTGTAATTGCCGTCGGCATTGCGGGTCACGGACGTCACGCCGAACGAGCCGTAGATCGAAGCCGCCGAGGTGGCCTTGAAGTTCACCCACGCCGCGATCCCGTTTTCCTTGTAGAGCGCGTTGGCTAGAGGGACATTCGCGACCGCCGAGCCACTGCCGAGGCTCGCCGGGATCAGGGCCGTCGCCAGCGTCACGCTCGCCGTATCGGCGGAGCCGAGCGTCAGCGTCCCCGTGCCCTTCGTGTCGATCGTCAGGCCGGTGTTCGTGTCCCCGCCGGCCGCCGTGATCGTCGGCGCGTTGCCCGCCGCCGCCGGCACGATCTGCACGTAGTTCGTCGCGTCCGCGTAGGCGGAGGCCTGGAGGACGCGGCGGCCTCCCGCGATCAGGTCAAGCGTCCCCGCGGCGATCTGCATGACGCCCGCGACGCCCGCGCGCCCGTGCTCCTCGTAGAACCCGAACGACGGCCAGAACGTCTCGCCCGTCGAACGCCCGCGGCGCGCTGCGACGTAGGAGGTGCCCTTCGGCTCGAGCCGAATCCCCAGACTCGCGTCCTCGCCCTGTGCCGAGAGCGTCGGCCAGACGGCGGCGGCGGCCGGCGTCGCTTGCAGCCAGTTGACGGCCGAGGACGCCGAGGCGATCTGGAAGCCCCGCGCGCCCGACGTGACGAGCTCCAGGACATCCGGGGTCAGCGAGGCGAACCCGGTGTTCGAGTCGTTGTTGAACGCGAACCCCGGCGCGCTGAGTGTCCCCGGCGCGAAGTTCGTGACCGCGAACCCGTTGGCGTTCAGGTTCCCGGTGAGGGGGGAGATCAGCGCCAGGGCGTTGTCCAGGATGTTGTTGAACTCGCCGTTCAGGGCGCTGGCGGTGAGGGTGTTGCCGGGGCTCCACGTCGTGACTCGACTCAGGGCCATCTATTCCTCCGTGACCCCGCCGATGGTGACGTGCATCTCGATCCAGTGGATTTCCATGTCCTCGCCGGTCCCGGCCTGCGCGCACCGGATCTGAAGATCCTGGAACTCCCCTTCCGTCCGGTAGAACTCGGTGCTGAACTGCGAGCCGCCGAGGACCCCGAGCGTCGAGTCATCGAGCACGAAATCAGGCAAGGGTCGAGGCCCCTCCCCCCTGGTTGATCATCGTCGTCGTCTCCGCGTTCCCATCGCGCGTGTAGCCGAACGTGAACGTGTAGTTCCCCTTCGGTTGGAAGGAGAACCACGCGCCCTCGAGCGTCTTGAGATGGGCGCTCGAGCCGAAGTTCAGGAACGGCGACTTCCACGCCGCCGTGTACGCGGACGCCGTGCTCACCGTCCGGTTCGCGATGTCGCACTCGTAGGCGTAGCCGTCCACGGTGCCGGCGAACAGCCGATGCTTCCGCGCCGCGTTCTGAACGATCGCCAGGCAGTTACCGATGAGCCACGGTGAGTCCCAGCCCCACGTGGACCACCGGCCCGGCTGGAAGCGATAGTCGTAGACGAGGTAGACGTTCTTCTGCGTCCCGCCGGACTTCGCGAACAGCCAGATCGCGAGGCCGCGGGCCTGGTAGTTGACGCCCCAGCCCTCTTTCAGGACGGAGTGGTTCAGGTCGTCCTGATAGCGGCTCAGGATCGGCCGGGCCAAGAACGCCTCGATGTAGTCGCCGTAGGCCGCCGTCGCCGCCAGCGAGTGCAGCCCGCGGGGCGAGGCGAACACGATGTCATCGCCGATGCCGAAGATCGTGTTGTGGTTGATGCCGCCGACGCCGCTCACGAACGGCAGGCGCGCGAAGTCGCTCGGGTCCGAGCCGGTGATGCGGTGGACGCTCAGACGGTTCGGCCCCTTGAAGACGATGAGTTCGTTCTTGTGGGACCACAGCCCGGTGATGCGGTCGCCGTCGTCCGGGTCAATGTCGATCGACCCCGACCCGGCCCCCGTCCAGTCCTCGGCGTTGCCGAACGCGGAGTAGTAGAGCCGCGAGGCGTTGCTGGCGACCCCCGCCGCCCACATGCGTCCCTTGTGCTTGCGCATGAACGCGAAGTTCGGCGGCGACCCGCCGACCACCGACGTCGAGGCCGACGAGCCGTCCCACGTGCGCGGCACATCGACCGTGGACGTCGAGGCCCAGAACACGCGGTCCCCGAACACCTCGAACGCGGGCTGGCGGTTGTCCTCGAGGCCCGTGGTGAGCTCGTCCCACGTGCCGTCCACATCTTCCTTCATCAGCCGCGTGCCGACATAGGCGAACCGCTTCTGCGTCTCCGATCCGCCGGTTCCCTGGAACCAGACATCGGTGAGCCCGTGGAACGCCTTCGGCGTGCCCGATTCCGTGACCTGAACCGCGTTCACGCGCGAGGCCCCGCCGATCTTGTGCGGGGCGCCGTCGAGCTCGTAATAGATGTTGTCCGCCTGCAAGAGGAACGGCAGGGCGAGGGCGCCGTTCTGCGGGGCACCGGGGAACGACGGGCCGAAGTCCGTCGCGAGTCCTCCGTTGAAGGACACGATGGCCTTGGCTTTCCCGGGACGATCAGGCACCGCTCTGCTCGATCTGCGCGTTCACCGTAACGGTGTTCGAGGCCCCGGCCGCCGAGCCGGTGACCGTCATCGTGTTCCCGGGCTGGCCTTCCAGCGGACGGGTCCACGTCACGGCCAGTCGGGAGGTGGTGGCCTCGCCGGACGCACTGCGCCAGATGACGGTGGCTCCATCGGAGACGGTGACGGTGGACGTGCCCGCCGAGGTGAAGGCGTCCAGCCGGTAGAGGCGACAGATCTGTCCCGCTGCTCCGGTGACCGTGACGGTCGCCGCGGCGTTCGCACTGCTCACCGCCGACTGGCTGCGGCTTGCCATTACCGGAGCTGGTCCCAGCGGTCGGCGTTCGCCGTGTACCGACCCCCGCGGGAGCGGAACGGCCCGGCGACCCCGGCCATGTAGGGCGCGCGGGCGGGGCGCAAACGCGGGGTATCGCGCTCGGGGAACGAGTCGTTCTTCATCCGCTTCACGAGGTCGGCGTACTCGGCGTTCGCCTCCTGGCTCCGCGCGTCGTCCTTGCGGTCGCGATACCACTCGCGGATCGCGTAGTAGACAAGGACGTGCCGGTAGCGCAGCGGGATGATCGGCTCATCCGTCGCGGCCGAGAGATCCGTCGCCCCGACCCCCGCCGACGAGACGGCGAGATGGTTGGTCACGTACCGATACGGGATCGTGTAGACGCGATCGGGCGGCGGATGGAACACCACGCGCGGACGCATCGCGACGGAGCCCGCGGGGCCGAGCTCGATGATCGTGCACTGCTGCGGCGTCCCCGGCGTGTCGTTCCGGGGATAGTGCTTGTAGAACTCCGAGCGCCCCAGCACTTCGATCGCGAGCGAGTCCGAGAAGCTGCGCGTGTCGATCAGCCGCCAGAAGTCGGACGCCAGCGCGTACTCGTCCTCGAAGTACGAGTAGGACCCGTAGGCGACGGCATAGGCGGAGGCGACGTCCACGTTGCCCGTGTAACGGCTCTGGAGCGTGATCGCCGTGTCGCTGCCCACGGACGAGACGACGTAGACGTCCGACTCGCCCGCGATCTGGATCTTCCCGCCCGCCCGGGCGTTGGCGAATCCCATGCCCGAGACCGTCGTATTCCAGAGCGTGTTCGAGCCCTCGAGCGCCGTGCGCGACGTGGACGCGATACTCAGCGACCCCGTGGTGTATTCGGCGTGCGTCTGGATGACGTCGCGCCGCTCGCTCCACGGCCACGGCTCCTGGACGTGGAGATCGGAGAGCCCCTGGTTGATCAGCCGCTTCGCCACTGTCTCGTCGGACCCAGAGGCCGTGGTCGAGCCGCGTACCGCATTGAGGACCGCGGTGATCAGGTCCGAGAACGTGGTTGGCGTCGTGGACGTGGACATCTAGAGCCAGGCCAACGCTTCGATGACGAGGCCGGTGAGGAAGCGCCCGAACTCGGCGTCCGTCAGCCAAAGGACGAAGAAGGCCAGCCCCACGAGCCAGCCGAACAGGCCGCGAAAGGTCTGGTCCGTCTGCTCCCGGTCACACGTCGGGCAGTTCAGAGCCGCCCTCCGTCGATCGCGTGCGTCTCGTCCGGGACGCCGTGAAGCTGCGAGAGCACGTGATTCAGCTCGTGCGCGAGCGCCCGGCCCTGCCGCTTGGTGAGTGCGATCTTCGGCCCGAAGTGCAGCGCCACGCGCGGCGGCACCTGATCGCGCACGATGACCGAGGCCGCCACGGTGTCCCCGCCTTGCGCGAGGTCCCCGAGCGCCGTGATCTCCGCCTGCGTGACGCTGTTCA